GTTATCAATGAGCCATTGGTTTACTTCAGTCAGTCCGCAGATCTGGCTATCTTCGACCGCCTGCACCTTGATGTGAGGGTAGTCAGCCAGAGCCGCTACATAGTCCTCGTACTCGCTCTCTCTTACGATGTAAGTACCATACTCCAAAAACTGGTGGGCGGTACAGGTCTTGAACCGCTTGTAGCTGGGAATATAGATACCGAATGTCGGTTCATTCATACTTTCCACCCCCTCGGGATCTCAAACCCGCAGTTCATCACATAGTCGATGACAGACAGGTTGATAACCTGCTTGCCTCCCACCTGATCGTAAACCACCGGTTCATAGTCAGAATAGACGAGGTCGATCCCGTTGTTCCGGTAATCTTCCTCGATGTGGTAATCTTTCGCCCCTGACCCGCTGATATACATATCTGCGTTCAGGAGCTTGCACATCTCGATGATCCGTGCGTCCCGGCGTTCCTTGAGGTTGAGCCAAGAGGAGCGATAGAACTCCCGCTCAGTACCATCATCGAACATACCGAACCGATGGCAGAAATCGAATATGCACATATAGTTGAAATCGGCAAGGCTTTTCGCCGTCGGTGCCCGACCGAGCAGCTCCTCCATTACCGGGTACACCTCATCGAAGTGCTTTGCCTTTCCGTATGCAAACTTCAAGGTCTTCAGCATCTTCTCCACAACTCGCTCATCCGCTGCGATCTCCATCTTGTCGATGTCAACGCAATGGTAGTGGATCGGCAGCGTGAACCGCTGCGGACCATTGGCAGTCAGGATGTCGTTGTAGTTGTGTCGGGCTGACTTGGAATACTGGACATTGTCGGAGAATACGAAGATCTTACTCCGGAATATCTTGTAGAAATATCCCATCCACGGGAAAAAGTCAGGCTGGTGGGACGCAAGGACTACCAAGTCCCCCATACAATCCCCTCCAGTCTGAACACGCACTCGAACGCCTCAGCATACGGCATACCGCACTGTGCACCACGGAGCCGGGGCAATGCCCAAAGAGCTTCCTCGCTCCGGGGATGCGGAACGGGACGGATGACATTCTCATACAGTCCCAATGCACGGATCTTAGCCGCCACACCTGCCTCCGTTACCGGGATGTAGGTATTGGCGTCGAATTTCTTGATCGACGGGTTCAGTGCCCAGTCGGTAGAGGACTGGACTTCCATCAGGTAGAGAGCCTTGACCGGCTTCATCTCCTCCCGGCCCCGTTGCCACAGGCGGAAGGCTTCCATACAGGATGCTGCCGTCCAGTAGTGATCGGTGTTAATATCACCGGGGTGCTGGGTGAAAATGTAATCAGGCTGGAACTCCCGCATCACCTTCTCAATGTCCTGTACCATCTGGCGATGGTCGGCATTGTGGAAGTTGCTGTCGGTATAGCAGAATGGATACAACTGCGAAATACCGACTTCGTGGTGTGTCCGTACCATATCAGCGACGATCCGCTTAAAATCATCCTGATAGCGGGTAGTGTCACAGGTGTTCAGCACCGCCACGGCAATCTCGTGGCCTGCCTTAGCTGCATCGTGGATGAACGCACCGGCTCCCAGGAGCTCGTCGTCCGGATGGGCAACTACAAACAGGATCTTCTTAGGCATCAGTGAACACCTCCCTCGAACACACTGCGGATCAGGTTCAATACCTGCTCCTCCGTCATACGGGGTGCAAGCTCGGACTTGTACTGGGCGTCAATCCTACCCACGCTGTCCCGCTTCCGGGATACTACGATGTAGTCTCCCTTCACAGTGGCCAGCTCTGCCTCCTCCTCGGTCAGCAATGCTTCGTGCATTTTCTCGCCGGGGCGGATGCCGATGATCTTCTTGGGGTAATCCTCAGGCAGGTTCAGGTACTTACATACCGCACTCGCCAGATCTCCGGTCGTACAGGCAGAGGACTTCTTGACGAGGAGCTCACCGTTCTGACCCAGGCTGAACGCACGGGCTACCAGATCGACCGCCTCATTGACGGTCATCAGGAAGCGGGTCATATCCGGATGGGTAATCGTGATCGGCATACCAGTCTGCACCTGCTCAATGAACAGAGGCACAGCACTACCCCGGGATGCAACCAGGTTGCCAAACCGGGTGATGCAGATCTGTGTACGGTCCTGCTCCTCAGCTCTTTGCAGAGCCAACTTCTCCATATATGCCTTGGTCATACCCATAGCGGAGGTGGGATACACCGCCTTATCGGTAGACAGGCAAACAACCTTCTTGACCCGCCGCTGGACTGCGGAGATCAAGAGGTTCTCGCTGCCCTGGATGTTGGTCTTCACAGCCTCCATCGGGAAGCGTTCGCAGGAGGGAACCTGCTTCATAGCTGCGGCGTGGAACACATAGTCAACGCCGTACATAGCCGGGTCAAGTGTCCGCTTATCCCGGATGTCTCCGAGGAAGAACTTGACATTCTTGTGCTCCCGGTATCTCTGTGCCATATCATACTGTTTCTTCTCATCCCGGCTGAAGATCCGGACTTCGGCTGCATCCATCTCCAAGCACTTGTCGAGGAAGGCATTGCCGAATGTACCGGTGCCGCCGGTAATCAGTATGGTCGCACCCTTGATGGTATCACTCATACGCCCATCGCCACCTTTCCGATGGTATCCACGATGAACTCCTGCTGTTCTGCAGTCAGGTAGGTGTGGTACGGGATCGTCAGCAAGCTACGGAACTGCTTGTAGGCGTTGGGGTAATCTGCGATGTCGAAGCCTGCGTTCTTGTAGGCCGTCATCATAGGCAGGGGCTTGTAGTGAACATTGCAGGGGATCCCTGCTGCCCGGAGCTGGCGGTACACCATATTTCTCCAGAACTCGTGTCCCTTGTCCTGTTCAGTCAGGAACGCAGGTGTTGCCAACCGGATCGGGTACAGGTGCATCGAGCTGGTGTAGTTCGACCCGAAGTGCTGGATCATCGGCTCCGCCACATCGGTCTTGGCGAACAGCTCATCGTACCGGAGCGTTACCTCCATCCGTCTGTCGCAGATCTCCTTGAACCGATCCAACTGGGCAATGCCCATTGCGGCGTCGATGTTCGTCATAATGTGGTTATAGCCGAACAGGGCGATGTCGTACTCCCAACCGGTCGACTTATCCCGGGATGTTTGGCCGTGATCGCCAAGCAGCCTCAGGGTTTCCTCGAACTTGGCGTTGTCGATACCGTGGATCTCTTTCCACACTACCGCACCACCCTCGCCTCCGGTGGTGATACATTTCAGCACATGGAAACTGAAGCAGGTGAAATCCGCCAGTTCGCCGGCAAGGTGGCTGTCCTGTTCTGCACCGAAGCTGTGAGCTGCATCTGCTACAATAGCAACTCTGCCCATCGCCTCCTGCACCGGATTGGCCGGCTTGAAGATGTTGGACTTCAGTTCGATCGCAAGCTGGAGTGCTGCGTAGTTGCAGAGCTTGCCGCCGATGTCAACCGGAATGACTGCCTTGGTACGGGGCGTAATCGCCTTTTCAACCAGGTGGTAGTCCATCTCAAAAGAGTTAGGAGCCAGATCGACGAATACGATCTTGGCTCCCGTGTTTCGGATGACTTCCGCCGTTGCGGAATATGTATACGGTGTGGTGATGACTTCATCCCCAGGGCCGATGCCCAAGGCACGGAGCGTCATCTCCATCGCTGCGGTACAGCTGTCAAAAGCGACTGCTCTGCGGCAGTTGCTCATCGAAGCAATCTTCCGCTCGAAATCCCGGACGACCGGGCCATTCGTGAGCCAACCGCTATCCAGTACCTTCCGGATCTCGTTCAGCTCTTTCTTGCTCAGGTCGGGGGACGCAAACTTGATGGGATTATTCTTCTTCATCATCGCCAGCCTCCTCCGCCTCTCTTGCGGCGACCTCCTCAGCACTGATGATCTGGGACTTCATCTGGTCATACCAGATCGCTCTGCCCTTGATCCGCCGGGTCTTGGCAACCTTGACGGTGCCGCCTTCGATGCCCAGCTTCCGGACGAGGTCGTTATAGTCAAGCTCATTACGGCAAGCAATGAGCACATAGTCATACTGCTCATAGTGGATCGGCTCCATCTCCTTGATGCTCCGTTCCTCCAGAGGCTTATCGGGTTTCTCCAGATCCAGCTTGAAGCTGCTCATCAGGTCAGCTGTCCAGTCGCCCAGTTCTTCGAGATCCCATTCACCGGCGTGGCTGTTCGCCTTGATATTGACATACTTCTGCTCGGCAATCGTATAGCCGACCAGCAGCTTACACCACACCATCATATCAGGATCCTGCTTCTGGAAGATCATAACACGCTGGTTGCCACCAAGGACCTGGTCTTTTTCATTGATAATGATAATACCAAAGTCGCCGTGGTCATTCAGGGACTGTTCGAGATCCTCTTTCTTTTGCTTCTTGATCTTACGAGGATTGCCGAAGTCCAGTTTCAGGTCACCAACTCTGCGTTGGACAACCTCAATTCTCTTTGCCATAACTTGAACCTCCATAAATGAGAATGAAAAAACGCCGCTTTTCAGCGACGCTCTGTGGATTTCCTGTCCCCCAACAGTCATCCGGTTTTTGCTGTTATACACGATACACCAGCATTTATGACAACTCAATGCAATTCAGTGCGAAATCGTGTCATTTAGTGACAGTGACAGGAAATGACCATAATCACCGTCTTTCAGGTCTGCAAAATTGGCAAATGGAGCTGATTGCCGGGTGCCGAATGATGTAGGGTATTGCTTCGGGTTCTGGTATTGGCTTGAGTCGGACATTTGGGCATAAAAAAGCGGCCCTCTTTCGAGAGCCGCTCGTCTTATTCAGCTTGCCTGGGTTCGGGGCCGTATTCCCGTACCATAGCCTTCTTGGTTATCACCCACTGCTTACCGAAGTGCATCACATCTTCGCCGACTGTGAACCGCTTGTACTGAACAGCCTTCCGGAGGGCACTCGGTTTCAAGCCCCAGGTTTCTTCCGCATCACGGAAAGCCATAAGATCCCGGAACGGGGAGTCAACATCTTCACCTTCGTACCACAGCTCCTCAGCTTCGAGGTCAAGGTCGTCGTTCCAGATGATGCTGTATCCGCCGGCAGACAGATGGATTTTCTGGAACAGCTCGTAGTCTTCCGCCAAGATCCTCAGCGGTTCCAGCTGGTCGATGATCTTCCGGAAATCATACCGCTTCACATCGCCATTCTTGAAGTGGGCGATCACCTCGTAGTCCTTAACCAAGGTCAGCGTCCTGATCGGATATTCGACAAAGTTTTCCATAAGCTCCTCCTGTCGGATGCCCCGCTCAGACGAGCGGGGGCAGTTTTGTGATTTGGGAGGTTTCCCACATTTCAAGCAGTTTTTGCTGATTTTGGGAAGTCCACTCAAGGGTCATTTCCAAGGCACGATTTGGGAGTTTGCCCCGGACCACCGATAAATCCCGCAGGTCGATTAAGGCTTCATATTCCCCGTATTCTGCGTGGATATGAGGGGGATTATGTTCCCGGCTGCGGAGGTTCATGCGAATGATAAGTCCATAAAATCGAGAAATTGTCGGCATCTGTGCTACCACCTTTTCTTTTATTATATCACAGTACCGTGAAAAGTCAATAAGAAAGGCGGTCGCCGGCTAAGTATTTTCGACCAGGGCAAAGTGTGTGGCCAGGGTCTCCTTCGTGATCTCCATCCAGCCTTCGGAGTTCTCTTTCTTCCGTACCAGTCTGACTGTGTCGTCGCCTCCAACCATGCGGAAGGCGGTGTCATCTTCAGTCCATATATCGCCTTCTTCGACTGTCATCCACTTTTCAGTAGTGAACCCGTCATCGTCGAACTGCTCCAGAGCGAAGCCTGCTGTGCAAACATACTTCTTCATACCTTCTCCGATACCCCCAAGTCCCTCAGTCTGTCCAGACATTCCGTTGCACACCGCCTGTAAAACCGATAACAGGCTCTCATCTGTGCTGCATACCAAGCCTCGGCACTGATCTTCGCTTCGTACTCCGTGCAGAAACCGAAGCTCTCGTTACGGATGCCGTTCCCGATCTGTGCCTCACAGTAGTAGCCGCAGTCAGGTCCAAAGTGCAATACGCAAACAGAAACGCCCTGCAAGAACAGCTCGTGCCTATTTATTCCGGACTTCCATTTTTTCATCAGTCTTCCTCCTCTTTCAGTCCCCAGTGTTCCTGGAATATCTCGATGTCATACGGGTCAACGGCACCACTGCATATCACCTTGCCTTCGTCGATCACCCAGTACCACATACCGTAGGGCTCATCGACAAACTCCTTCCACTTCTGCAGGAACTCCTCCACGCTATCGAAAGCGTAGTACCCGTGGATGTTCCAAGTGGGAACCGCTTGATCGAACGACTTATAGGGCTCGTCTTCTCCGTCAAGCGGATCTGTAAAGGCAACTACGATCTTCCCTTCGGGAACATCTACATCGAAGCTACCTCCGCACTTTGGGCAGGAACTATGCCACCCGAGGTCGTCCTTTTCGATTGTGCCATCAAATTCATTCTGGCAGTGCAGACATTTCAATTTCATTTCCTTTCCTCCTAATCGTGATCGTATTTACAGTAGTCGTCGGACAACAGATCATTCAGGCTCTCCTGCACGGACTTCCAATATTCATAGTCATCATCCAGGGGCGAAATCTCCGTCCCGTTATCGTCGAATATGGTCTCGTCCTCATCAATGCGAGGATCCCTTCTGTGCTCCATCTTCACCCCTCCCAGTTCAAAGCCTGTCCGCACCATTTACAGTGCGGAATATCGATATTTCCGTGCTTATGCTCATTTCTGTCAATGAACCGATTGCAGAACGGGCACAGAGGTGCTCTCGTTTCGGAATTGTTCGGTTTTGTAGGAACCGCTTTTTTCAACGCATCAATGATCGCCTGCTTGTTCAGCACAGCGCAGTCAGTAATGCCCTCTGCTCTCGCACTCATAGCGATTTCCTCAACGACGGCGGACTCATAATTATCCACCATCTTCACCGCAATCTGTTGTGTTATTCTTTCTCGCAGGCCATCGGACTCCGACTTTATGTTTTCCGGAAAAGAAAAATAGCTACCCAATTCAGTGGAACGACTAACCTTCATTTCACACCCTCCCATTCCATTGGTCTACCGCTTTGTATCGCCTGTCAACAAAGCGGTGCATTGCACCACATTGACACTTCACGGAATAAATCTTGGTCTTTCGTGCGGTAGGTCTGATCTGCATATAAGGCTCCCTGCCGCAGAAAGGACACGGTGCCAGTTCATCCTGGCTCCCATCCGTCTTTGCGGTGGCGGATGGCTTGTCTTCGATCGTGCCTTTCTTCACCTTCTCGGCAAGAGCGATAACACCATTCGGACTGTATCCGGTATCTTCATACTCTGCCAACCGAGCAAGCAAGATGTCGATCAGCTCCTCAGCAGTGAACTTTTCCTCCATATCGCTAATGAGGATCGCCTCACCATTGACACCTATGCGTTGAGTCAATCTATTCATCGCCGCTGCCTCCTAAAATCCATATAGTCGCTTTGTCAGGTTGCTGGGCTCCCGGTGTTTGCTGTACCCGCACCGCCGGCAGTATTCAGTAAACTCTGTAACCACCAGCTTCGCCCCGCACTTGGGACACTTGCAGTTGCTCATCTTGGCTGTTTTCTTACTGGCCATTTCCGTACCTCCGTCCTCCGTTCTTCAGGTTCTCGACCAAGAGCCTGCCACAGTTGGGGCAATACGCCGGTCGATACACACCAACGGTCTGCCACCCGTTCTTTTTATCCCATCTCTCAACGAGGATCTCTGTCGGCCTGCCATCTCCAGTTTTGAACATAAGCCTGAGCCCGGGGTTGCAATCTCCGATCCCTATGTAGGACAGATCGTTGTCGTGGCGGAGATCACCGTCTACCGTTGCGTTCAGGCACATCCTGCAAGGGCAATTCTTTTCCATTGCTTTCACCTCCTAAAATCCATTCCAGATCTGCTTGCCGCAGTATTCAAAGCATACCGCATCATTGCAGTCCTCGTCTGTGAGATCCTCCAGCCGCTTGCGGCTCCGGGAAATGAACAGATCCGAGTCCATCGGTGGCTTCGGGTTTTTGTCCCGCAGGAGCTCGTCCACCTCGACGAGAGCGGCATATTCTTCCGGGTGGTTTTCCTTCAGGTACTTGTAGAAGTAATTCTGGTGGAACGGGCAGAACGAGCAGGCGGAAGCCTTGGTGTCAAGGCCCCACACATCCAGACAGTACGCATACGACTCAGCTCGGGTCCAGCCCATAACGCAGAGCGGGAACTTGTTGATAAACATCGGGTTCGGGCTCTCCTTACACCGCCGTTCTTCCTCCTTGGAAAAGCCCATGTGCATCTCGTGGGCTTTCTTATCGTGGTCTTTGAGACGCTGTCCTTTCTTGTAGCCGAGGACTTCCCATCGGATGTATTTGGAGATCATCTCAACCTTAAAGTCGATTGTGCAGTTCCTGGGCATCTTAGATTTCTTTCCATCATCACCCAGAGTCCACCACGGTACACTGACGGTTCGGCGTTCGCCGAAGTTCTCCATAATATGACCGTACAGATCTGTGTCAAGCATCTCGTGGCGGATGCCTGCCGAGTCGCAGGCTCTCTCAATGAACAACCATTGCCGCATCACCCACGACGGCTCCAAGCCGAGATCGCAGAAGATGACAATATCGTAGATCGGGACTTCCGGATGCGGGATCTCCCACCCTTTCCGGGCAGCCAAGGCATTTTCACAGCTCATCAGGGCCAGAGCGGTGGACTGCATACCAGCACCGCAAGACAGGATCTTCATCTGCTCACCTCCATCCCGTAACGGGGATACCACCTGGATGCGTTTTCAGGCGTAAAGTCTACGACGGATCTGCAGGTATACGATGCAGGCTCATCAGTGACCGCAACAACCCCTTGCTTTATCATTTTCACAGCAAGGGCAGCGGCATCTTCCTCCACCTCTGCATATACCACGACTTTCTTTCTTACCACTTCCTCCACTTCGACCAGGAATGGTTTAACGAACTTGAACATTTCATCCACCCCTCAAGGTTCAAAGTTGAACAGCCGATTTTCTTCCTCGACTTTCCTCTCGATTGCCTTTTTGATCCCAGGCCAACTTTTGATGACCTTCTCCATATAGTTGTACCGGGCGTCCATCCTATACTCCTTCTGTCTGGGATGCCCGATCCAGTCAGAGGAAACCGACCGTGATCCATAATTGTGGCCGGCAAAATTGATATACGGTACACCCATCGGTGTTACTCCGAACTCTACCCAATGGTATCCGTCGGACTGGAACCGCACCTGGATGTCATCCACGCAGGCTCCTTCGTATTTCTTGCAGAATACCTTGATCTTCTCCCAAGCCGCTTCGATGGCGGCAATTCTCTCAGGGTTCATATTTTTCCTCCTCAATGTCTTCCAAAGATGTCACGGTCGAACAGTTCAAATCCTTGTGGTCAGCGATCTTCATCACCCGAACCTTGCAAAGCTTCTGCTTGGTGAAATCTTCGACTACGATGACAGTCTGGCCGCAGCGTACCAGGGGCACCCGTGCCCACTCGACCATCTCAAGGACATCGTGTCTGCCGAAATCAGCGTGCAGGCAACCGGCTCCCTGGCTCAGGTGATACCTGCCGTTGCTGTAATACAGCTCGCATCGGGCAGTCATATCTGCGTATCGTGGATTCTTGTGCTCCCAATCGAGCCGGCACTTACTGCCGATACAAAAGTCGCTCGGGTGTTCAGGCGAATCGTACTTCTTATTATCACGGTCGATGTAGAGCACCGGATACTTTCCGAAGTTCATTGCCTTCGCAATCTCTTGCCTGTCTGTCAAAAATTTCATACAGTTCATCCTTTCTGTTCTTCGTACAGCCGCTCGACTCGCTTCCAGCACTCCTCGATGGCCATATCAATGTAACGATTTTCTGCCGCCGTGTACTCCTGCATTGTCGCTGCGTGATCTGCTTCGATCTCCATCAGCAAGGCTTCGGCGGTGGCGGGGAGCTTATCCTGTATCGCTTTCACAACAGGCTCCATCCCCTCCGATTTAAGAACGGACAATACGGAGCAGGCTACACTCGCCTCTCTCCAGTCCTGATCTACTAACTTCTTCATCAAATCCGCTCCAATCTTTCGTATCTAACACCGGGTTCGTAACTGCCGCTTACGATCTCAAACTCCCAATCGGCCAGGAGCTGTTCTACTTCTGGGGCCGCTCCGTCGATCAGTGGCAAGCCCTGTTCCGAGTACAGCTCATTCCAGGCATCTACCGCCCAGCACCTCGCCTGATGCTGGTACTTCGGCGGCAGATCCGAATACTTCATGCTGCCTGAGGTCTTCTTATCGAACATATCTTCCGCCTACCCTTACACTCTTGTTGCCAAGCTGTTCGTCGCCTTCAGGAGGAAATCGAACGCTTCACGCTCGTATCTTGCGACACCTCTAAATTCGCCGTTGATGTAAATGCGGAAGTAAGGCATATACAGGTCGCCGTTTACCACATACACCGCCCAGGGCTCGTCAAAGTGGAGCCGGGTTCCGTTCAGGTAATACTGGCCTTCTGCAATCAGGTTGCAGGTCAAGGTCACTTCGATTTTCTTATCAGCCATTTTCAGTGCTCCTTTCAAGCGATCTTCTCGTATTCTTTTTCTGCGTCTGCGAAGATGTCGGAAACAAATTCGTTCATGCCGTCCCGAACCTTGGCGAGGATACTTCGGTTGCTACCGAACTCACTTACTGCCAGGACTGTCGCTGTCGTCGGTGCCACCCGCTTCCACAGGTTGCTCCAGTGGTCGATCCGGATCACATCTCCTTGCTGGAGATCCTTTGCTTTCACCATCATCTTCGCCGCCTCCTTACTGAACCGGGACGAAGGATGCCCAGTGCGAGTAGTTCTGGTGCTTCGTTACGACTCCGGTAAACTCGTGGCCGAGTTCTTCGATATGCTTGCGGCAAGTAGCCTTGGACTTCCAGCACCCGGACTTGCTTATAGGCCGACCGTTTTCATCTACGATCGTATATACCCGGTGGCCTTTTCGGCTCAGGGTGTAGTCGATGGTTTCTAAGATCTTGACTTTCATTTCGGTTCTCCTTTTTCCGAACATTTCAGGTGCAAAACTGGCTGTTTTTCACCGAATTTTGTTTGTTTTTACAATCTTATCTTAACTTACCTACCACCTAAGTCAATAGTTTTTTCAGGATTTTTCTAAATATTTTTCGTAGTCAACGGTGGCGGAGATTACAAAAGAGCAGGCCAGGTATTTCTCCTCGCCTGCTCCTTTTCTTACAAGATTTCGCCTACAAAATTGGCTGATAGATCGGATAGAAATTATCCGGATGATAGAGGGTATTGCTTCTTGGTCTGGAAACCGCTGTATTCGGGTATTTCAAACTTCCTGCGTTGCCATTAGGTTCATCACCCTGGCCATTTCTGCAAGAGCGTCCTCGTGATGCCGGTACATCGCCCGACGGTATGTATCGTACCTATCGTCGAAGTCATCCCTCTTGCCGTACATCACTTCGAGCACATCGTCCCATTCAGTACGGTCGAGGTATTTCAACCGGATCACGGATCTTCGCTCTACCTTCCGGAGTTTCCGGACAACCGCCTCGATTTTCTTTCTGACCTCTGCCTGCTTCCGGACTGACTCCCGGATAGATCCTTCAAGCTCCTCCTTCCGGGCAAGCATCTCGGCCATTCGGTCTGTGGAAGCGTTTGTGGCTCTGGGCATCCCATCCATATTCTGAGAGCCGAGGCTGGTCATCTTGGATACAAAGTATTCGAGCCGCTCAATTTCACCGTCGATGTCTTCCTCTGCCAGGACATAGTCTTCGAGCCATTCCTTGACCGAGTCAGCATCAAACAACTTTTCCGTTTCCATTATGGGTGCCCTTCACCTCGCTTTCTACATCACCGCATTAGAATGTCTGGTCCTTAATCCAAGGGTATCTCGCTCCAAAATTCTCCATATCATCACCGAAGATCTGCCTCAGGCATTTATCCAGCTTCATCTGGTAGTAGTCGGTCTCATCGTTGTTTTCAAAAACTGCGTGAAACTCGTCGTACTTTTTGCCCCAGGCTTCGATGATCTTCAGGAGCCGCTTCTTGCCGAACACATCCTTGCCCATTATAGCAGGGTCATTCAGAGTCAGGACAAGAGTATCCGTCATATACTGGATCTGCGTATCCTTCTCCGCCGTCCGGAAGATGTCGATCTTCGTCTTCTCCCGTTCACGGTAGCCATTTCTACCTTTCGGGATTGATACGCCCTTGCCTTTCTTGTTCTTACCCATAATGGACCTCCTTAGGATGCCTTGAAATTGTATACCGGCTTGAGTACATCTACGATCTTGCAGGTCGGTTCAATGCACTCGATGATCTCGCTCATTTTCTTGTAGGCCGCCGGTGCCTCGTCGATGGTATCGTAGCTGACGCAGGTGGTATAAACCTTCTCCATTGCCGCCTTGTACTCGCCCATTGTGAGCGTGTCCCTCGCCTTCGCCCGAGACATCAGCCGTCCTGCACCGTGGGGAGCCGAGCAGTTCCAGTCCGGATTGCCCTTGCCCTCACACAGAAGGGAGCCGTCCCGCATATTCATCGGGATCAGGAGCTGTTCACCCCGGTAGGATGCCACAGCACCCTTCCGCAGGATCTTTTCCTCCAAATCGATGTAGTTGTGGGTCGTGGTGAAAAACCGTCCCCAGCCAAGGCCAAGCCCTTTCAGGATGGCTTCGGCGATTGTCATCCGGTTCTTGTCTGCAAATCGCTGGACAATGCCCATATCGTGCAGATAGTCAGCCATTGCATCGCCGGTCAGGTACGCCAGATCCTTGGGTCCGCAGTCCTGTTTCTTGGCTTTCAGGGCAGCCAGGGCATCTGCGATTTCTTTCTGCCTGCCTTCTGCCTTGTACCGTGCGATCAGCTCGGCCATCTCCTCCTGTCCCGGCTGAGACATCGTCTTCCACGCAAGATCCTGGTATTATCCCGCTACCTCCAGGCCGAGATGCCGGCTTCCGGAGTGGATGACGAGCCAGAGGTATCCGTCCCGGCCTCTGTTCACCTCTATGAAGTGGTTGCCTCCACCCAAGGTGCCAAGGCTCCGGATCGCCCGAACTTTATCAGCAGTCGGACATTTCAAGTCGTCGAGATTGAAGAACGCCTTCGCCGTCGGGTGGATGTTGAAGCCGGAAGGAACATTCCATCGGATGACGCTGTCGAGCTTGGCAAAGTCAATGTTCTTTACTCCCAGACTCACAGCCAGCATACCGCAGCCGATGTCTACACCTACAAGGTTCGGGCAGATCCTATCGGTTATGGTCATCGTCGTTCCAATGGTGCAACCTGCACCAGCGTGAACATCAGGCATTACCCGGATCTTGCTTCCATCACTTACCGGATGGTCTGCAAGCCTTTCAATCTGCTCACGGGCTTCGTCTTCGATTGTCTTGGCGAAGATCTTTACATCCTTAGTCATACTGCTCTCCTTCAATCATCCCACGGTGTCTGCGTGAGGATTTCCTCTCCCCAAATGGGGATCATACTATCTTTCATAAAGACCGGCTTTCCTCGTTCCTGGAACTCCCGGACAACATCTTCGACCCAGGATCTCTCCGGAACGACCTTGTCCTTGCGGTTCCCGGTCTCAGCTCCGAGAATGATCCAGTCGATGTAATCTGCCGTGACCTTCCCTGCGTAGTCTGTTTCCGCTTTTCCAAACGGCTGCAGGATCGGTTCCATACTGATGAATGTGTTGTATCCGTCTGCCCAAAACGCCTCAACACTGGGATCTGTTACGGTGGTTCCGTACCAGTATTCGTCGCCCTTGGGAAGCAGCCCCTTCATAGCGAGTTTCAGGTATCGCTCGGGGTTCTTTGTCAGGAACAGGTATCTGTGGCCGGGTGCCGCTTTGCAGGCTTCAAACACCTTCAGGATCCATTCGTCAGGCACCCAGTTGCCGAACAGATCTGCCATCGAGCAGACGAAGATCGTCTTGCCGAAGCCTTTGGTTGCAGGGTCGTTCAGGCGGTACTCGTGCAGGGTCGGGGTGAAGCCATAGGGATATGCGGCATTTCTTGTTTTGCCGTGGCTATCAGTTACGGGCAGTCGCTCGGTCAATGCCACGATCTTATCGGGAGCGGTGCCGTCCGGGGACGCATCGCAACCCTTGAACCGGTTCGAGGTTCCTCTTGCGTAGCAATAGGGGCAGGTGTGGTAGCAGCCCGTTACCGGGTTCCACGAGGAGTCAGCCCACTCGATTTTCGTCTTCTCCATTGCTACCTCCGATCAAAACGGGAGCTGTGCATCGTCTTCGTCGATGGTGCCGAAGTCGCTGGCCGGCTGTGAGCCGTAACTTCCCGGTGCATTGTACCCGCCTGCGTTATCGTTACCGTCGTTCTTCTTGTTGTCGCCGAAGTAGACATTTTCTGCCACGACCTCGGCAGCTCTCCGCTTGTTGCCTTCCTTGTCAGTCCAGCCCCGGATCTGGAGCCGTCCAGACACAACTGCCACGGAGCCTTTCTTGAAATACTTGCTCACGAACTCACCGGTCTGCCGCCACGCAACGCAGTCGATGAAGTCCGCTTCTTTCTTGCCGTCATCACCGGTTCCGAAGTCCCGGTCTACCGCCACCGTAAAGCTGGTCACAGCAACACCGGTTCCGGTTCTGCGTAGCTCAGGGTCCTTTGTCAGGCGGCCCATAATCGTAATGTGGTTGAGCATTTACATTTCCTCCTTGCTCGATTTCAAGCCATAAATTTTACAGAGGTACTTATCGAGGATGATGCCTTTGACGAGATGGTACTGGGCGTAGAACTCTCGGTCGCCGGTGTTGTGGAGCTCTGTGTGGTGTCCACGGCAAAGCGGGAGAACTTCCATACCCTCGTGTACCATTTCTTCACGATCGCCGCCCATACCTACTCGGTCTACATGGTGCAGGTCGCAGTGCTGTCCGCAGATGCAACACTTCTTATGTTCAAGGCAGGCATAGATGTAATCGTTGGTATCATCCACAAAGTCTAACAGGGAGAAGCTACACGGGATGTCCCAGTCAAGAATGAACCGTACCAGGAACCGCTGGTAGGCACATACCAGGGACATCGGGGCGTCGGATAGGGAGAATATCTTATCCGCTGTTTCTTCCAGATCCTCAGCAAGGAACTTGATCTTCGTCCATTCCTTCGTGGGATCCAGTCCCATACCCGTGTAAGCCGAAATCTCCCGAAGCAGCTTGTAACAGGTTCGCCGCTGCTTATTGGATAACGGGCGTCCGTCGATCATCTGGATATTGCACTCGCTGTACTCCCGGCGGGTCATCGTCCGCCAGTCCGGGTAATACGCCTCGATGGTCAGCTTGCCATTCTCATCGAAGTCGACGATCCGTCCCTTTATCACATCAATGGGTGATTTCATAATTTCCTCCCTCACCCCGGGGAGGCATTACTCCTCGGGGTCTTCGTATTCTAAGCCTTCATCTGCGGAGCTTCCATCAGTTGCGTCTTCCTCAGCATCGGAGGACTTAACAGCATCGGTTACTTCCTCGTCGGTCGCCTCAGGTGCGTTGATGTCAAACAGGACTGTGTTGCAATCCTCGCACTCGATGGAAACATTCACGATCTCGTCATCGCCGTAGCCGACACAGACGACCTTGTGACCGACATGGGGCTCCAGTTTCTCAGCAGGACAGTAGAAGGGGTTCTCCTCGCTCGTTGCGGAGGAAAGCACCACCTTGTTGCCCTCGGTCCGGACGGTGTAGTTGCCCATTGCCTCAGTGACGATCAGCGTCTCACCGACGAACTGGCACAGCCAACTGAACGGGGTCATCTCCTCGGCTTCCTCATCCTCATCGTCAGGAGCAGGCAGGCCGATTGCCTCACCGTTAGGCAGGTCAGTGAAGCGGCCCATAGGCTCCTCATCTACCGTCTCGTAGTCGCTGTCGAAGATGCTGGTCTGGTTTCCGTCGAAGTGGCGGAGGACGAACCGCTTTTCATCTTCGTCCCAAACCATAGCATACTCGCCACTGAGCTGGCCGGTCATCTTGTCCTTGATCTGCATCACGGAGTTGATCTCGTGCTTGAAGGTGGGCTTCTTGTATTTCTGAATGCCTTCGCCCACAGAGAAGGACCGCTCATCCAGGCCGACGGTCAGCTTCAGGGTGATAACTGCATCAGTTGCACCCTTCATCTCCATATTGCCCAGGGTGCGGTTCAGGATTGTGTCGAAGTCTTTCTTCAGTGCGGAGAAAGTCTCCTCATTCAGGCTCAGTACCAAATCTTGCTTGCTCATAGCTGTTACTTCCTTTCAAAAAGTCTGTTCTCGAATGTACTTATTTCTGCAAGGCTCCCCGCAGAAGTCGTGCCAGTGACCCTCCACCTTCGTGGTGATCCAGCCTCGCTTCGTCCGGAGTGCTTGCCGGTGCCCTTTGGCATTGTTGGCACTTTCTTCGCTATCAAAGCGGAACTTGACGGTCTTCCCGCATTGGTCGCAGGAGTAATCGGCAGTGCCCTCCCAATATCCGTCAAAGACAAGCTCCCTACTCATTCCGTCTCCTCCGCAATGTCACGGATTGTAACGACCACTCTGGGGATCTCATCATAGAATTTCCTGACCATTGCGTCGACTATCTGCGAGTCGTCCTTATATGCGATCTGGTTCAGCGAGTCGCAGACGATCTTGCCGATGTTGTCGTAGTCAGGTTTCTTCGTCGGTCGGATCTTTCTATCCAGCATCGCCTGCCGCTTCTTTTTGCTGGCAGATTTGGGGATTGCATAATAAGCAAAGATCCTGACATCAATCATTGCGTCATCAGGGAACCGGTAGTTCTTTGCCTCCGCCGTATAAGCCAGCTTTACGAGGTTCTCATAGTTCGCTGTCTTTGCCGGCGTGTACGGCTGCTGGTGCGTACCTGCGTTTCTAAAGCGAGGTCTGCCCTTACCATACGGCTCTCCCGGGATTGTGAACCTAACTGTCATCAGTTGCACCTCCCTGCTGGTCGTCAGTTGCAGGTCTGCACCCGACGAAGTATTCGTAGCTCTTGCCGTTTTTCTTGCGGCGAACCGGCTTCACCTCGTAGCCGTTCTTATACAGGATCGAGGCTACCGTTACACGGTCTGCCTCATTGCCGATCTTCAGGAGGATCATATCGTTACTGCACATATTCCCCACCTCTCAATCTTTCAGGAGTGAAGACATCTCGGAGAACCGTCTGTTCGCCTCGACACGCCTCCAGCTCGGGCCTGTGAACTGCATCGGGTAGCAATTCTCGAAGATGCGGTCGTAGATCCGACGGTATCGGATGTCCTCCTCGCCCTTCATCTGCTCCATCGGCAGGTTCGTCGTTACGATCATAGGCAACTGTTTCCGGTATCTGGCATCGACGATGGCATATACCTTTTCCAGTGCATAGTCTGAGTCCCGCTCAGCCCCGAGGTCATCAAACACGACGAGGTTGGCGGTGTTTATGAGCGATACGATCTGGTCATGGGTCATCGCCTTCGACTCGATCCGTTTGAGGATCTCTACGAACGATACCATTACGACCGGAACTACCTGCTCAAGCAGGGCGTTTGCTATCGCCGCTGCCGCAAAGCTCTTTCCCGTTCCCACATCTCCCCAAAGCAGAAGGCCTTGGTTCTTTTGGAGCATCTCCGGGAATTTCGCTACATACCTCTCGCAGATGCGGAGGTTCTTCTCATTGAACTTTGTTCGTTCGAGCTGGTCGAACCGAACTCCGTTGAACTTGCTGTCGATCATACTGAGCGACCGGAATTTCGAGATCTTATCACGGTCTTCCATCGCCTTTTTTCGAGCAGCTTCTTCCTGCTCAGCCTTCCTGTCGCAACCGCAGGCTTTGGTCGTCAGGATCTTGCCCATATTGTCCTCGGTCGGGTTGGGCAATGTCAGGTATGTCTGCTTCGTTTCTCCACAAATTCCGCAGACAAGCAAGCCATCCTCATTCTCGTAATCAACCGCATTTCTGATCTGTTTCCGGAGCAGGTTCCTGCAGATCGGGAGCATCATCTCATACGCATTGATTGCCGGCCTTTGCAGATCTTCCATTAAGAGCCCTCCTTTCCGTATTCAGAAAACGGGTTCTTTCCATCCGGAACTGTCTGCTCAGGATCTGCGACCTTCCGCTTGGGCACATAGTCCGTAAACGGGGTGCTCACACTTAGGAATGTCTTGGGGTGCTTGATGTACTCCAGTGCGGTGTGCTGCTTGTTGCATTGGAGTGCATAGTTCTTTGCTGCAGTCAGCAGGGTCTCGGCTGACCAGCCGTCATTGCGACGGGCTTGGTACGCCTTGGCAGCATCCCCTTTGCCGACCTTTCTGGGATATACGGTCCAAAATTCATCGAACTCCGGACCGTAATTCGTAGCTTTCCGCTTCGGGTTAACCGGCGGACCTTGGGGCGGTTCCTTCGGAACTTCCACCTTAGGAGGCTCCGCAGGAGGCAGGACGGGTGGCTTTGCTTCCACCTCGTCTTCTGCCACCGGGAGTGCAGGTGCTTTCTCTTTGCTCCGATTTTCCCGCTTTCTTTGGGTATCTTTTTCACGGCGTTCTTTGGCTTTGTACCACTGCTCCTGCCAGACTTCCCAGTCGTGGATGTAGATACCGTCATCAGCTTCGTCGATCCATCCGCTCAGTACGAGCGAGTCGACGATCTTGTGCAGGTCAATCGTACTTCCTTTCGAGGATCCAGACAGGGCGATCTCGATGTCAGATCTGTCGGCATACGGGATCAAGCCGTACTTGTCAGCATTGTTGAGACCCCATAACCACAGGGAAACAAGGATACCCTCGGCTTCCCACTGCGAACAGCCAATCAAACTCCGGAACTGCCGTAGCTTTGCACCGACAATGTTCTCGTGTACGCTTATCCACGCCATTTCATCACCTGCCTATCTGTTGGCGGTCCCCCGCCGTCTTTGGTATTGCTTCATTCGGTGGGGGCTTCGCCTGCAGCTTCGGCATCACGGATGTCGTCTGCGATCTTCATCACACGGTCGAGGACCTTGTTGTACACAGACAGCGGCATATCGGTTGTGGACTCACGACCGAACTCGGCAAGCACAGCTTTCAACACATCATTGGCGTTCTGCCCGATATGCTCTTTCGCCAGCTTGAACAGGTTCTGCCGCTGCTCCTGGGAAATGACGGGATCGTCGGGGACTTCGACAATTTCTCCATCCACGACCACATTGTCAGGAATTGCTCCTGCTGCCTGCATTTCATCGACGGTGTAAAGACCCTCGTACTCGTTGGGGAATGCCGCACGGAACGCCTGACTGATTGCAACCTTCCGGATCATCGTTGCAGGCTTCGCCTTCCAGTTGCTCATACCGGTGCTGTACTCCTCCAAGGGCACTTCCATAAAGGTTTCTTCGATGTTGCCATTGGAGCGTTCCCGGTATACCCTACACCAGCCGCCGATCAGCTGTTCGCCGATCGCCTTATAAAGGCAAGCACCTTCCTTTTGGATAACCTGGGGGTTCTCTGCGGGTCCACGCACAACGGTGATGCCTGCCTTAAAGCCTCTGTAATCAGGGAAGTGGTCTGCTCTGCGGATATACGCAAAGTAACCGACGACCAGGTTTGCAGGAGCCTTGTTGTCGTACTTAATCAGGTATACCTCGCCGTTCTCCAAGGGATCCAGACGCTTTGCCTGACAGGTACGAAGGAACATCGCCACTTCCTGATCCGTAACCTCGCCATTGCCTCTGGTGAGCGTGTTGCGGACTGTGGCTGCGTCGAGCTTGACCATAATACCGGACAGGCTCTCAAACTCGACCTTCATCAGTTCTTGACTCATTTGTTACCTCCTATGTTTCCGGGTTAAGCCCGGATGCTTACGGATACGGTTTCCTTGTACTCGACACCAGGGATCTTGATCTGTCCTTTCGACATCTTAATGAGTCGAGCGACTGCCTTCTCATCCACGGGGCGGATCACCACACCGGCGATCTCTACGGGTACTTTCGCAGGGTCGATATTCGTGATCTCCCACGCCTTTGCGGTAGACACGCCTTCGACCTTGGGAGCTTTACCGGATACGGTGATGCCGGCAGCAGCATCGTCATAGACTTCAGCTTCTGCCATAGCCATCTCTGCACCGATGGCATCGCCTGCCTTTTCGAGTGCTGCAGCTTCCTCCAGTCTGCGGTTGGCTTCGTCCTGGGCTGCCTTACGAGCGGCTTCTTCCTTCGCTCTACGCTCTGCTTCCTGTTGGGCGACGAAGGCACCCATCTTTCCCTTCAGGATCTTCTCGGCTTTCTCCAGCGGCTCGATCATCCGCTTCTTCTTACCAAGAACATCGTCGTAGGTTTTCTTTGCGGACACACGCAGGGGCTCCCAATAATCTGTCACCCTCTTGTGCATCTGCTTGATGGTTCTGGTGATCTCAGCGGCCTGCTCGTAACTCGCACTGTCGTGCACAACGACGCCGGCTGCGTTCTGTTCTACCAGACTGACCTCCTCGCCGAGAGACCGCTCAGCGGTGTCAAGGACAAGGGCGTTGCTACCTTTGGTAGCGATTGCTTCGTTCATACTGACACATCCTTTCTGAAAATCATTTATGGTAAGACTTGGTATAGTCATACACTACCTTCAAAGAGCCGAACACTCTCCACCGCAGGCTATCATTCGCCGGGTAGAAAATCGGCTTGTGCTTTCCGTCCCGCTTCAGGAGCAGGATCATCTTCTGGTCGACCTTGATGCCGTGGCTCTCCAGTGCCTTGGCATAGGCTTCGAGCTGAACACCGCAGGTCATATCGCTTACCGAATAGGTCGTCTTAAAGTCGATCAGGGTGAGCTTGTCTTCGATGTAACACAGCAGGTCAATGGTTCCGCCGTACCGCAGGAGCTTATGGTAAATCCGGATTTCGGAGCCGATCACCACCGGCTGAACTTCCGTCCACCAAGCCATAAACGCATCGAAGTACGCCTGATGCTCCGGGCATACATCCTCGATGCCAAACTTGATAAAATTCTCGATCGTGTTGTGGACAGATGTGCCTTTATTGGCTGCCCTTTGCAGAGTCCGTTCGCTGATGCCTGCGTAATTCGCATCTTTCAGCGGCTCCATTATCCGGGACACACTCGGGATGTCTGCCCCATCCAACCGGTAGATATGGCTTGCATCATCGAATGTCAATTCCGGGAGCTCAGGTGCAACCAGCACCTTAGTCGTCGCATCCATCTTCGTAGTCCTCCTCACTGGCTTTGCACCAATCTCCGCCCAAAAGCGGGATCAAAACGCTGTACGGCATATCGTCGATACAGCTCTCGCAGTAACAAACACCGTCGATCTTTGCGTACTCATCACCGGGCAAAATCCCTTCTCCGCACTTGTGGCAAGTCTCCACAGGCTTCGGATCAGGTGCATTAGGACACCTGGGGTGACAGGGCGTCTGCAAACATTCGCTGCACATAGTTGGCTGCTCCTTTCAGGTTGATCTCAAGACGAGCGTAGTAATCGGTCAGCTCGTTCTGGAACAGGATCGGCAGATACTCGATCGGCTTCCTGATGTAGTCGAGCTTCCGGTAGGAATGACCCAACACCTCCAGCCAGACGCCTTCCGGGATCTTTCTTCCCAGTTGTTCCTCTGCCGCATAGATGGCTTCAACGATCTTTTCTGTCATATACGCTCCTCCTCAGGTTTCATACGGGCTTTCCAGGCTCCAGTCCCAGTAATGCCCGTCGTGCTTGTATTCCTTCCGGAAATGGTTGTGCTTGCCGTCCCCGTGGAAGAACAGGTAGTCGGCAGGCAGGACACGGCCTACATCTGTTTCTCCGTGCTGTTCTGCGTTCCATCTATCCAGTACATCTCTGGCAAGCCAAATCAAATGCTCATCCTCCGGATTTCTGGAGGAGTAGCCGGCGAAAGCTCCGCTCTGCTTGACGATTGCTTCTATGGTCTTGCAGTTCCGGTAGTACGGGTCGTTACAATCGAAGCGGTTCAGTACACACCACATTGTCGCCGCCATCTCGGTGTCTGACTTGGTGACGAGTGCTTCGCCCCAGGCCATCTTTGCCAAGGCAATTACATCCGCTTCGGTGTAGAGCTTCTCATACTCGACAACTACGGGGTCTGTCACCTCCGGTTCGATGTCTTCCGTCTGCACCTGGTCGTATGTAATCTTGTGGACAAGAGGTACAAGCCCGCTGTCTGTGTCAACCGGTTCGGTCTGCTTGAACGGTACTTCGGTGGCTTCGGGGATTGTCGTTTCTCCTCCGGTAGATCCCGCCGTTGCGGGGAACATCAGGAAGATCAGGACCACCGCTGTCAGCAGCAGTGCCATCCTCATAATCCGTGCGGTCCGTGCTCTACGAATGGATTTTCTGTTCATTACGCTTTCTCCTTTTCGGTGTTATATCAGCACAGAACGGAGAAATGTCGACAGCTCCCATTCGCTCTATGGCTTTCTCAAGCTCTGCCACAGAACCGATCCCATATTCGCTTTTCAAGATCTCTGCGAGTTCGGACCGTTTGCTCACCGTCTTAACCTCCATTCAGCACCTTTTGACTTACAGTTTGCAGTTCGCTCAGTGCCCTTGCCAATTCGTTCAGGTACTCCATTACTTCCTTGAGATCAGGCTTCTCCTCGTCGCTGATTACGCCATCTTCTGCAATGTCAAGGAGCTTGTCCTTAATATCGTTCAGCTGGCTGACCTTCAGGTTCTTCAATAACCGAACGGTCACTCGATCAATGTCGAGGTCCTCATCCGATAACGGCCTGCGGCACCCGATCGGGCACTCGTTCAGGCAGTAGTGGTTCAGCAGGTGCGGTGCGTTATAGGCATCTGCCATAAGCACCGCCTTATCCACCGGCATAAACTTGGTCAACCCAAGTTCTGCGTCCGCCACAGACGAAGCGGACATCCCCAGCCGCTCAGCGGCTCCTTCTCGGCTGCTTAGCCTGTCGTCATATTTTGCAGCGTTAATTCTGGCTTCGTACCACGGATTACCTGCCGCTTTCTTAGCATCTCGTCCCATTTTCATTTCCTCCTGATTGGTTTACAATTACCATAGTCAAAGCGACAAGCAACCGATTGGCAACCTATCCGCAAAACAACTGGCAGTTACCACAGCGGTTACTATGCGTTACCGATTGGTAATTTGCCATCAAAAAGAAAATCGTTCATCTGCCCCGGTGTCAATTCCAGGATACGAGCGACTGCGATCTTCTCGTCTTCGGTGAACCTAACTTCGCCACTCTCTTTCTTCCGGTACGAGTGGTAATTCATTTCAAGCTGGTCCGCCATAAACTGCTGCGTATATCCAAGCCTTGCTCGGGCTCCTTTGATTTCGCGTGGTTTCATTGAGTTCACCCCTTTCGTTTCGTGGTTGGTATTACCATCGTGTATATCTTAACTTACCAGTCGGTAAATGTCAATAAGTTTTTTACCGATTTCGGTAATTTTTGTTGCAAAAGTGGCAAAAAACTTATACAATGGTATCTAAACCATATAACAACGGTAAAGGAGTACAGACTATGGATTATTCAGCATTTCAGGAACGGCTCAAGGCTCTTATGGACAGCCGAGGCTATGGCATCAAGGCACTGGCGGACAAAATGAACATCACCTCCGCTACCCTCTCTCGGTATCTTTCCGGAAACAGATCTCCCGATCTGCCCTATGTAGTCAAGCTGGCTGAGTTCTTCGGGGTTTCTATCGACTGGATCCTCGGCATCAATGACGACCGCTATGAAACATTGCCTCAGGAGATCCGTGAGGTATCCCAACTCTACTACTTAGCGACCGAGGACGACCGCAAGGTGGTTCAGGCCGTTCTGAATAAATACAAATCCAAGGAGTGATCCAAATGCTGTACGAAGGCAACAAAGCATACTACCCCCTGTTCCCCATTGGAGAGGACATTCAAGTCGGCCCCAACGAGAACGACACCGTCGGCTGCATCTGTGTATCGCCATCCGGTCGAGTTGCCATCGTAGAGCAAGATCCCGCCATTACCGGTGAGCCCGAGGAACAATTCCTCGCCCGTGTCACCCGCTGCTCCGATTACCTCCGCAACTTCGGCTGGGAGGCATTGAACGGGATGGCAGAGGAATACTACTACCGCACAGAAGGTCAGGCTTTCCGCCTCATCGACCTTATGGCTCGTGCCGGCTGTCTGCAGTTCGCAGATGAAGGGCTGTTCTCTATCAGGCTGGATCGTGGCCTTAGTACAGAGCAGCATCTCGTGGTCGTATCCACAACTGATAGTAAAGCCAGACAGAAGGATTTCACCTGTGGAAAGTTCGCCGACTCGCATCTGTACTTCTCCTTCATTGACGGCGACTTACCATTCCTTCAAAAGTAAAATCAGGGGTATCGCCTCTGCGATGCCCCTTTTCTTTATGGTGCGGTATGATTACGGTTACGGTTAGGTTACGGTTACGGTTAAGGCAGGAAAATCCACGGATTGTCCGGTGGAATTTCCGTGGAATATCCTATCAAAAGCAAGGAGGCACTACCATTGAGCGTACTTGAGAAATTACGGGCACTCAAGGTTGCCATTTACATTCGTGTTTCAACCCACTGGCAGGTGGACAAAGACTCCCTTCAGGTACAGAAGCGGGAGCTGATCGCCTACGCACAGATGGTTCTTGGTATCCAGGACTATTTCGTATTCGAGGACGCAGGCTACTCTGCAAAGAACACCGATCGCCCGGACTATCAGGAGATGATGGAGCGATTGCGTTCCGGTGAGTTCTCACACCTGCTGGTCTGGAAGATCGACCGCATCAGCAGAAACCTTCTCGACTTTGCCGGTATGTACGAGGAGCTCAAGCGTCTCGGCGTTACCTTCGTTTCAAAGAACGAGCAGCTGGACACCAGCACAGCGATCGGCGAGGCAATGCAGAAGATCATCCTCGTTTTTGCGGAGCTGGAGCGGAAGATGACCGGTGAGCGTGTCACCTCCGTTATGCTGTCCCGTGCAGAGAACGGTCAATGGAACGGTGGACGCATCCCATACGGATACAAATACGACAAGCTGACCAAGGTGTTCGAGCCAGATTCCGTCGAGGCTAAGGTGGTCCGCAGGATCTACGAGCTATACGAGCGGGAGCAGTCCCTTCTCTATGTTGCCCGGTACATGAACGAGCACGAGATCTTCACCCGCTCCGGAAAGCCTTGGACTCCCACTTCTGTCAGCAAAGTCCTGAAGAACCCATTTTACATCGGGCACTACCGGTACAATGTTACACAGCAAGGCGACGGCGGGTACAAGGCCAGGGATGCGTCCGAGTGGATCACCTACGAGGATCACCATCCTCCCATCATTGACGATGTCCTTTTCGACCGCATCCAGTTCCTGCTGAAACGGAACAGGCGTGGTGGCGTTGCCGAGGGTACAAGCTATGTCCGGAAGAATACCCACATTTTCGCCGGCATCGTCCGGTGCGGAAGCTGCGGCTCCAATATGAGTGCTACGCTCGACCGTGTCCGGGCAGACGGTTGGCGGCCTTCGATCTACGGCTGTAACAGGCGACGGAGCAGTAACATCGACTGCCGAAACAAGTATATCTCCGACATCGTCGTCGGTCCATTCGTGTTCAACTACATTGCGAACATCATTCGTGCCAAAGACTCCGTTACAAAGCGGACTGGTCTTGTGGGTCTGGAGAAGAAGCTGCTCCGTGGCGAGATCTTCTCCGAAGTCGAAGCTATCTGCCCTGATGGTCTGCAGCAAATGCACGACCTCCTGCTCACCGGCGTGTCAGGTCTGGAGTATCGACCTGCAGGCGTCTTCAGCAAGACATCCGAGTCGGTCAACGAACGGGATGCTCTGCTATCCCGGAAGCGGAAGCACGAGGTAGCGATGAACCGGCTCAAGTCGCTCTATCTGTACGGCGAAGGCAACCTTGCCGAGAAGGACTACATCGTCGAGCGGCAACGGATCTTATCTGCCATCGACGAGATCGACCAGAAACTGAGCGAGTTCAAAGAGGACGAGGACAACTACGGCCCACTTGCCGACGACGAGTTCATCGAAAAGGCAAGCTATTTCATTATGGTCTCCAAGCTGTTGGAGGACACCTATGTCGACTATGAGAAATACATCCGCCAAATAGATCCCAGCATCCCCAGGAGCTTCATCAAGAGCGTCATCGAAAGCATCGAGGCTACGGACGGCAAGATCACGGCGATCGTATTCAAAAACGGCATTAGGCACTCATTCACCTACAAAAAATAACAGACGCCCAGGGCTTTGCATAGTCCTGGGCGTTTATTCGTCGATATTCACCTGAATTTGTATACACTTTTCAGCCGGTTTTATACACATCGGGTAATGAGGGTATTAAAGATTTCGCAAAACTGACATTTTCGGTCGTCCTTGAACTGGGAGCCGAAAGCGAAAAGTGCCTGTTTTCAAGGGGTTTTCCTCCACTTTGCCCGGTTTTGGACATCCTTTAACCTATATACATCGCATCACCAAAGTGTACGGCTTATAGGATATTCATCCTTTATGCAATCCATACACTCGGCTTTTTCCGTGATTATACCGCTTCACCTCCGGATTTTCAAGCCCATATATCAAAAATGCCGAGGATCCCATACAGATCCCCGGCATAGTTCGTAGTCACTCTTTGATTTTCAAGGTTCATTTGTTCCGCAGCTTCTCTACGGCCTCAAGGACATCAACGACACGGCAGTCCCCGCAGTATTCTTCAATGCTGTCTGCCGCTTTCTTCACCGCATCCCACAATGCGTAAAACACATAGGCTCCCCTTTCCGCTTTCTCCTTTTCTTCCGGAAGGAACTCGAAGTCCAGGTACAGGCTCTCTATGGAGTGCATCAGGGCATCCGCCTTGCCAAGCTCAAAGATTGCATTATTCAGATTTCTGTTCATAGTCATTCTCCTTCGGTTTATGTCGATACTCATACACCGGAGGTAATAACTTCAAAATCAAAACGATCACGGTTGCGGAGCTGTTACGGCTCCCGTGCGAGCATCAGTGGCTTAGCCACGCTTTTGTTCCCGCACATTCTATTCTACATCACAGGTCAATCTTGCTGAGGATCTCTGCGACAACATCCCCTCTGCCGGTCAGGAGCTTTTCCAACAGATACAGGGTATCGCTGACTTTCATCGTGTGCCTCGGGGTCACATCAGCCCTGATCGTATCCAGATACAGTTCCCTGAACTGGTACAGATCCATCTGCGTATCTACCAGAGCTTTCCGCATCTTTTCGGCGAAGATCGTGTCTATGTACGGCCCTACACCGATACCGCTGAGGTCAATATAGAACGCCAGCATCAGCACCTTGATCTCGTCGATCCTTTTGTTCTCCTCCAGCAGGATGTTTGACATCTGTTTCAGAGTTGCAGAGTACAGGTGCAGGTTTCCAGTCCTCATAAACCCCTGCCCCTTCTGGGACAACCGCCTGTACTCTGCGTCGTAGTTTTTCTCCATTTCGATCCTCCTATGGCAAAGGCGACTGCTTTTTTAAGAACAGCCGCCTTTAGTATATCGCATCTGGTCTAAGAAGTGAAGCCTGAAAATGCCGTGAAATCAATTTGCCGCTTGTAGGGCGGGTTTTTCCGCCCGAGGTGGGTTAGGTGTTGTCTTTACCGTTCCCCCGCCCTTTGTGGCATCCCTGAGCCCTTGCAAGACCTTCTTGGATGGCTTCCTTTGACGGAGTAAACCTGAGGGTCGCTGCCTGATTGCCCTGAAACCGGATCTTGAGCTTGCCGATCTTCTTCCAGAAGTAGGTGAGCGTGTTATTCATTCTTCTCGCCCTCCTCTGCGGTCATCGGGCAGTAATCTTTATCGACTCCGTTGCACTCGCTCCAACGCAAGCAATCGTCGCAAGGTTCATTACGAGGTTCATTTGTCGTATGTGGGGTCATAGTTACGCTCCTTCCACTCTGCAATCCGCCTTTCGGCATCTTCTACATTGAAGAAAATGGTGTCGCCGATCTTGCCGGCATCCGAAAGCCTGAATTTCCCTGCGTTAATCCAGTATTCGATCCTGCCGGCTCTGTACCGGCCTCCTGCCACAAATACAGGGTCGCCTACCCTTGCAAGCAGGACTGACGCAGCGTCAATTACAAGTTTGCCATCAGCAGGGACGGGAACCGGTTCCTGCCCGGTGCTCACGATCAGCCACGCTGTCTTCTCCATCGAGATCCTCCTTATCTTCTCCAAATCGACATTGGTACATATCGCAATACTCTCTCGACTGACATTCGTGGCAGTCTTCCAGGCCGGCGTAGAACGAGTCGTGGTCGCAGGTAAATCCGCACTCCTTGACCATAATCAGCCGGTCTTTCTGGTCTCGCCAGTCAAGCCAAGTCATACCCTCTTTGTAATACTTGTCCACCGACGGGATGCGAATTGCCTCGATCCTGGTGTACGGAACATCTTCGCAGGCATCTGTGAGCCTCGCCAGATACTTTGCCTGACCTCTCGTTTCCGCAAAAACGACGGCGGCACTAAATTCATCCTTTTCTCTTACGATCCACGCTTTCATTTCGGAGCCTCCATCTCATCAAATGTGTGGTCTTTGCACCAATGCTTGCACCATCTCTCAAAAGTTTCGATGTATCCGATGTACCGCCCGTCGATGGTACATCGGTTTTCTTTGTATGTTCCCTTGTCGATCCGCTCACAGTTGCCACAGTTACAGCAGCATCTCTTTCTGTCAATCATCGCAAACACCCCTTTCGTTTCTTTCCGTCAGCACAGAAGAAATCAGGGCCTCGACCTCGGCAGTTCGTCCGCTCAAACCGGTAGACACATTCTTTACATAGCACCGGTATCCTTACTCCGTTGGAAACAAGGTGATCCACGACATCATCAACCCTGGTGCCATCAATGATTGTTCCATTACTGCTGTATGTCCCATCAGCGAACTCTCCAAAAAGCCGTGGCAGTTCTTCCTTGGCGTCAACCGCAGTCTTTTCTGTATATGTCATAATTTCACTTCCTCCACATAGCACCAGCTCTGGGGCGGTCTCTTGAGGGTAAAATGTTCGTCCAGATACAGATCGTATGCCTGACCACAGAAAGCTCCCTCGCACATAACGGGGCCGGTCGGAGTTCCGTAGGATCTTCTTTCTCCCCATTCCGTTTGCTCACAGTAGCTGCAAAGCTCCTCGTCGAGTTCCTTTTCTGACGGGGCACCGCACTTCATAAACATCCACAACGGTTTCGGGTCGTCGTAGATCTTCAAATCAGCAATGTGCCACCCGTACAGATCCTCTCTGCTGCCGTATGCGTAAAAGTCGATCTCAGGGATGCAGGTCTTTTTCAGATCATCATCGTCGATGCAATACCAATTATCCCCTCCATCTCCGGAGATCCCGAGCTCAGGATGGTCACACCAGTCGAACTCATATCTGTCAATAAGGGGGCATACAAATTCGCCAACGACTTTGCCAAGGAGCTCCCTCATTGCAGGCTGATACTCTTTCGGTATCAGTGAAAAGGACCGCTTGTCTTTGCTGCAATATATTTTGACAGTCTTATCCCAGTTCGCATCCTTGGGCAGGTTCTTCCTGACCTCGATTGTCTTTTCTTTGTCAACCTTCCAACCCATCGCTTTTGCGATGATTAAAAACACCCAGTACGGCTGGATGCTAATCAAAACAGATTTCATACTTCTTCCTCCCATTCAGGATCGTTGTTTTCTTGCCAGCAATGCCGACAGATCCAACCATTCGGCGACAGATCCGTTCGGATCATCTTGGACTGCTCGTGGACGAACCCGCATACACCGCATTTGCGGCGGTAAACACGCTTGGCTTTACCCGCCGGCCTTTTCGTCTTGACTTTCATTCCCGTCCCATCCTTTCAGTTTTTTCAGTACACTCATAAACGCATCGAACTCGTCGATATGGCCAACCTTTACAAGGCGGTGGTCGTGTCGCAAATGCTGGACTTTCGCACCATTGTAGGCGATGCAGTCATAGGATTTGGTTGTGAACCGCCCCTGTTTGATCGTACCGCACCCGACAAACATCGTGTATTTGATCGGGCTTTCGTCCCCGGCCCAATCATTCCTGAGAATATCGCCTTTTCGGAACGGGCATTTTTCTAACATTCGCTTTCGCCCTCCTTCCCTCTCAAAAGCGGTTGGTTGGATTCTTCATTTCCCCTTTGACGAAATACGGGTCAGAAGCGTGGAATTGGTAGGTTTCTCCCTCTTTTTGACAATCAAGTCTCCCAACAATTCTATCTTCTTTAACTTCAAGAACCGTTCCGTTTCCCCACCCTCCGCACATACGGATGTAGGAAAAGCGGTCACCTTGTTTCCATCTCATGTTCAGTCCTCCCTGAAAATTGTGTTCTGTTTTCGGATTGCATCATCTGCTTCCTGGTATGTACGGAAGATCTCTTTGCCCCATTCTCCTCTGCCGATGTGCTTGACGGTAATCATAAGGCGTAGATCCCGAGTAACCATCAGTTCGGACACAACTCCTTGTTGAGGATGCTTGATGCCGTGGTAGCTCCGGATCATCCAAACAGCGTCACCTTCTACGCACGGGATGCGAATAGCCGGCACCTTCGGAGCTGACACGATCATCTTTACGATCTGCGAAAGGTTGGCCAGCAATATTCCCGGTTTCTTGCCGTCGATCTCAAAGCATTTCAGGTCATGTTCGATTTCTCCGAGCAGCCAGTCCCGTTCTATCAGGTCGCCAGTCTTTTCAATCATTGGTATCTGCCACCTTTCTGCACTTCGGGAGCTGGTAATAACTAAACGGTTCCTTTCCGCCCATAGTATATCGGATAACCTGATGGACATCGTATGCCTTATCTGCCTGCGGAAATTTTCCGATCCCGTAACTATGACCAGGTCCACCCAAATCGTGGTAGATATAGCTACGCAGGTTCAGCCACGCATCCTGTATCTCCTTGTGGTTGCAAAGCAGTTGAGTGCCGGGGCAAATCCTTGGGATTTCTTGAAACTGTCCCATCAGGATCCTTGCGTAAAACTCGCAAGCAGACGAAACGATGTTCGCCTGTTCTTCAGTCAGTCTTAGTTCGATCATACTCCGCCTCCTTAAACGCCTTCTCGATGGCTTCGATCATAGCAGTCTTTCCACCGCCTCGCATCCCACCCATAACCACTACCTTGGAGCTTCTGGGCTCCCGTGCCTTGCAGGAGCTTCTGTACAGGCGGTCAATGCCGCCGGTGTAGTGCGGTGCAAGCTGAGCCGGGTGATGGCAAACACCGTAATATCCGCCGCCGACATTAAACCGGCAACTACTGTCCGAGCACAGGATCTTTTCATTTTCTGGCATTGTTGTGCCTCCTTGCATATTCGTTCCAGCCGATCCGGATCCGCTCACGCTGTTCCGGTGTCAGGTTCTCATCGAGCAAGGTGTAGATCAGTGCCAACGCCGCCTGCCGGGGCGACAGTTGGATCACCGAGCCCTCGTTGTGCATCCTCGCTCACCTCCGATCGGTACGCAGTCCTCCATAGGGACAGATCTCCAGCAAAGAGCATCATCACTTTCTACCATTCCGTATATCAGGAACATATCCCCGTGAACTTCGTACACCGTGAATATCTTTCCGGTGGGTTCGTGAATAACCTCAAACATCGTTGACCTCCTTCGGTTTATGTTTGTATGCCACCCAGGACTTTCCAAGGTAGTGGCAGGTATAGTCGTTATGGAGCCAAAGCACCTTGTCGCCGTCATATTCGCCGGCACTTTCGACAATGCCCCATCTACCATGCTCGGGCATTTCAGGAGGCTGCACCCATACAGGTTCGTCAACCATTTCTTTCAACTGATCCACCGTCAACGGTTTCGGGTACTGCCGCTCCTGCATTTCCTGTAATGCCTTAAATGCGATTACCTCAGCTTCAGTATCCGTCGGGACATAGCCTTTGCAGTGAGGTGTTCGGCACAGGCTATACAGTTTTGCCAAGTTCCGTGAGATAACGCTCCATGCTTCTAACGGGGTCATAAGAACCATCCTCCTTTTCTTTCTTCGGGCCTTTGTGTTCATCGCAGCAGCCGCCGTCAATGAACACCGCAAGCCCCTTTCCCATATTCGGGGAATAGTCTTTATCGCCTTTCACGAAGCAGTATCCATAGATCACGGCACCGTCGGATCTTTCGTAGGGCTTCTCCAGCTTTGCGAAATAGCGGCAATTATAACAGCTTTTTGCTTCCTTTTTTACGCTCATTTCTTACCTCCTACCACCGTCAGCTTCGATCTTGCTATATTCGCACGGTGTTCAGCTCGTTTGGCTGCCTCCCGATATTTCGGACATTCTGTCCTCCATTGGCTCCGCTTCTGGGTGTCTCCGTCGTAGTGCCTGCACTCATCGCAGGTGAAGCAGCAGTGGTCAACCTCCCTCGGGGTCGTATACATCGGATGCAACTCGCAGTTGTACGCACAGAACTGGCACAGACACTTGCTACACATTGCCGGGATCCTTGCCGAGCATCTTTGTGGGGACGATGTTTCCCTCGGCATCCTCGACCGCAAACATCCGCCCATTGACGATCTTGAAGCCCAACTGCTCCAGTCGCTGATGCAGGTGAGCCTCTCCCACTTCAGGATCTGCGTAGTATTCGTGCAACAGCTCCTGCAGCCGTTTTGCGAACTTGGACAACCGCTGATAGCCCAAGCCTTCTGTGTCGTTCAGGGCGACACAGGCGACTTGCAGGGCAACCTTGGCAGCGTCATCACGATGTTCTGCGATAGTCTGGCATTTCTGCATCAGCATCCGCTGTGCATAAGGAATATCGGTATTCCTAAATCTTTGCTTAGCCAACTTGTCTGACCTCCTCATCGGTAAAGGTTTCAAACGGCTTCATTCCGTATGCTCTGCGGATCTTGTTCACCGTCTTGTTCCACTCATTCGCCCGGACCCGCTCATCGAGTGTCAGTGGCTTTCTTCCCTCGAAGCTCGGCAAGAACGAACAGTTGTCCGGGCGATATTCTATGGTTTCATCGAGTCTGCGGAGCCGAGCACCAAGCACATACCCGCTCCCGACAGCCCATTCAAAGAAGTCCGGGTACGCCTGGAACGCATCGCAGGCATTGTGCCGTACACGCCTCCAGATGGCATACACAGCCTTGCCTTCATCGGTCTTTATCATCCGCTCAGGATAGGTATAGCTGTGTCTCGGCATATCGCTCCTCCTTATCGACCGGTGCTTCCGAAGCCGCCGTCTCCACGACCGTTCGGATTGACGCCTGTGAACTGGTCTACTACCTTCGGGTTAGGTGTCAGGACAGGTACAATGAGGAGCTGGGTGATCTTATCACCCCGGTTGATGTGGTAGTCCTTATCGCCGTTGTTGTACAGCTTGATCCGGATGCTGCCGGTGTAGTCCACATCCACGACGCCCTCGCCTGTGATGTCGTTCTTGAAATTCAGTCCGCTCTTGCTTTTCAGCAGGCCGGCAGTATACATAAACACGCCACCGATTTCGATGACAGGCAGGTTGATGTGAACGCCGGTGCTGACCTCGGCACTTCCGTGGGCCGGGATGTCCACATCAACAGGCGAAAAAATGTCCATACCAGCGTCGGGTGCGTGGGCACGGTTGGGCACGAACGCATTTTCGTCCAACATCACTTCGAGCTCGGGGTTGATCTTATCGTACATAATCATTTCAGGTTCCTCCCTTGAGTTTGTGGATCGGGTCATTGGCTCCCAGTACCGGGTAGTCCGTTTCCCCACCTTTTTTCTTAATTGCGTGGTACTTCTTGTTGATCCCTCGGATGGATCGGTTGACGAGTGCATAGAAACTGTCAAGGCTGGAGCATCCAAGCTGCTTTCTGCACTCCCGTGCGGTGCCCTTGGCCACCAGCTTCCCGGTTTCTCTCAAATAGATCTCGTAATAGTTCAATCGCTTCCACCTTTCCGTTGTGTTCTGCCAGCATATCCGTTTGGTAACTGGTCTGCTATAAAAATCCAGCTCCTATGCCGCTGGAAATTTACCGAATGATATAGGTATTGCTACGATCCGTGGAAATCGCTGTATTCGGGTGTTACTGCCGATCTTTCGACTTGTATCCGACAAAACAGGATGCCAGGACATCGTATTCTTCTGCCGTGATGTATCCACGACTCCTCTGCTGCTTCCAGTACGCCATCACCTTGTCGTACTGCTCTTTCAATCCCATAGCCTTTTCGTAGGCCGGGTTCAGCTCCAGGCAGATGGCACCCAGTTCTTTTCGTTTCTCCGCAAAATTAACGGCAAGCTCATAGCTGGGTGCTCTGCCAATATTGCCAGATCCGCAGGAACAGCAAAGCCGGGGAGTATTTCCTTGAACCGAAAACTCACCCTTGCAGTCCATACAGACCCATCTTTGTTGACGACCTCTTGCCATTTCATTACCTCTTTATTCTAACTATACTTACAATCTTTCTCAGCAAAAGTGCAAGTTTGACCATTCTTATTTGCATCTTTGCGTTTATTCTTCCGGGGAGCAGGCTCTATGATCGGTATCTGTCCGATGCCGAAGGGCTTATTCTCGCACCCCATACAGTAGCTACTGTACCGGAGCCCACATTCAAGACACGGATGTTTCATCCTCGCACTCCTTCCACAGGTGGGACAAGTCAGGTCTGTACACACCTTCTACAATCCAGTAATCAAGGATAACACCCTTCGCTACATCACTTAGGAATCGCTCAAGCTCTCGCTTATCCCAGTCTTCCTGTTTGGGATCTCCACCCAGCGACCGGATAAAGCCTTCGCAGCCTTTCAGTGACTTTTCTGTGTCGTGGATCTTCACCGCTTCGGGTGTACTGCTGTGTCTGTACGCAATTTTCATATTGCCTCCTAACCGAGATCGAACTCAAGCATATAGACATCAACTTTGTTGCCATCACACTTGAACTCGCACATTCTCCATTCACCCTGGAACAGAAACCATACATCACCGTTCAGGGTATTCAAATACTGGAAGCCACGGTCGATCAAATACTTTCGGAGCAGGTCGTTGAGCGACTGAGATCCGCTCGTGAACTCCGTGGTGAACCAAAAACATCTGCCGGTAGGCTTTCCGACGGGTCTCCGTTTGCTGAAATCATCGCAGAGCTTTTTGAACCGGTCTGTTTCAGGCTCCATCTTGAAATAGTACGGGATGCCGGCCTGGAACGGGTAGATCGTGAAGTGCGTATCGTCCCATACCCGCATTGCGTGACCGCCCTGATCCTTCCGGAGAACGAAGCGGTTGGACTTCTTGAAAAGCATCTTGATGTGGTCAGCCGCATAGTGGCTCTCCAAACTGACCAGCTCGAAGATGTACGACTTATCGGTTTCCTTGACCTCCATCTTTACATCGTATGCGTTCCAGATGCTCTCGTCATTGCTGGCGTGGTAAATGCCGGGTTTCAGCACGATCATTCACCTCCCTGGCCTTCGTACTCTGCTCGACCCTCTTTCGCTTTGGCGATTATCAGGTCGATGTTGTTCTGGAAAAGGTGCCTCATATCCTGCAGGCGGATCTCCAAGGTTTCTTTGAGAACCCGTTCAGCAGAAGCGGGGTCGATCACCCGTTCCGTGTGCAGTGCCAGGATCACATCGTCGAAGGTGATGCCGTCAAGCAGGTTGTCCTTCGTTATCAGGTCATCATCCAGTCTCCACTGTCTTTCCATATTCAGCCCCCCTTACAAACAGATCATCCGGATTTCTCGGTCAGACAGGCCGATCGTTCCATCCAGGGTCTTGCATAAGAACTCGTATTGCTGGTCCTCCGCAACGAAAGTCCGGGCATAATCGAGGATGTTTCGGATCAAGCTACTCGTCGCCCGGTCGATCGTGAAATTCTGGTGCAAATACTCCATAAACTGTTCGATGTTCATACATTTCAGCTCACTTTCTATGTGGTTTCCGTAACTTTACGATACAATACCTACCACCTAAGTCAATAGGAAATACGGAAAAAACGAAAGATTTTTCGGTGTCAATAAAACCGCATCATTCCTCGGTCAGTACCTCACGGATTGCGTTCTGCCAAGTCGTATTTTCGTCGACATCACAGCTCTCCACCTTATCGTAGCGATCAAGGATCTTGTCGATCAGCTCGTATACTTCGGCAGGATCCATACCGTATTGTCCCTTGAAATACTCCTCTTGCATTTCACGGTCAATCTGGCTCAGGTTGGCGGGATCATCTCCGTAGATGAACTGGTCGATCTGACTCTTGGCATCCTCCTTCATATACTGTCTCGTCTGGTAGCGGAACGCTGCCTCGATCTGTTGCTCGGTCATTTCATACTCAACGCCAAGGTGTGTAAACTTAATCATACTTCCTCCTCCAAAATGTATCCGCAGATCTCAAGGACTATTTCTTTCTTTTCATCCCGGATCTCTACGCAAGTCCATTTCTGTCCACTTACTTTATGTGTAGCTTCTTGCTCTGTGCAATAAGCAGTTACGCCGAGATACTCGACCGGGAACAATGTTCTAACCTTGCGGTATTTAACTTCGGCATAGCACCAGTTGTCGGAATACCCGGTGAACTTATGTTCCCGTGCAGATCTCATCAAACGAGTCTTCCATTCATTGTAAGATCTCAGTTTGTATCTCGCCGCAATATCCTTTGCGGCATTTTTAATTGCCTCATCGGAGAACGGAGCGGCTTTGTAAGCTACTGTATCGGGGCAACCGCCAACTTTGACAATCGTTTCCTCGAATAACACCTGTTTATTCTTGTCAACGATACGGAGGATCAGCCCTTCTTTTAGGCAGCAGTCAGCTTCGTATCCGCCTCTCCACTTGATTGATGTAAGCCACCGGACGAACTTGTCGTCGCACCGCTGACGAACATACACACGCCCGGTTTCTTCGCACCTGTACAGATCCTCAGCACTCTGCTCTCCAATAAACCGCACAGTCCGGATATTGCCTTGCTCCATTACTTATACCTCCGTTTCTTTCTTTGGTAAAAATACGGGACGATCTTAAAAAACGGCGATCTCTCCCAAGTGTCCTTCAGCAGTTCCTTCCATCTCTGCATCAAAGGCTGATGAACGATAGGATGGGCAACCTTATCGTACTCATCACGGATGGTGTGGCAAATGCTGTCTGTGTAGAAATCACCAACAGGCTTCCAATAGCCGCCTGTGTCCTGATAGCAGATTTGGCGAGTGCCTAACCCTTTTCGCACAGCTTCTTTGATCGCCTTCTCCCCTGCCATATCCTTATCGATCCAATCTTCGAGGCCGTCGTACTCGTGCTCTGCGGAATAGGCAGCGGCGTTCCTCTTGAACCATCCGATAATTCCTCGGAACGGAGGAATTAGCCTGCAGGTATCCCGAATGTCGCCACGGATAACGCAACCGCAATCGCAGTCACCTTCGTAATACCTTTCTTCCCAGGCGTAGGGGCAACGGTCGCAATGGTATCGCCCGAGGATGTACCACCGCCATCTTTCTTTCAGCCATTTCCAGATCCTCATTCTGTAACCTCCTGTGTGGTTTCCTGTATAACGCCCGGTCCCCATTCCCTTTCCTCACGGACAACCTTGATGCTCATCTCGTCAGGGTCGTAAGTCCAAGCAATCGCTCCAGCTTTTTCGATAGCCTCGTCTCTTGTGGCAGCTTCAACGCCAAGCGTAACTTTGATGGCCACTTCTACTTCAAACTTCATCAAGATCCCTCCCTCAGATTTTCTCTATTCGCATATAACAGCCATTCTGTCCTCTGTAATACTGCCGACTATCATACAAGGCTGAGAACGGGATGGTTACAGTGCCTTTCCTTTTGAGTTCTTCGATACACTTTCTGTCATCGAAGTACCCTTGCATAAATCCATACCCGCTGGGTCTGTGCATACGCTCAATGCCACACAGCCTATCAAGGAAGTGCACCCAGTTGCATTTCTTATTTCGCCACATTTCATAGCGATCGGACAAGCCCTGTTTCTGCTCGTCCCACTCGTCAGAAATCCAATCGATGCCCCGGAACATCATCACTCGCCACCACACTTCTCTCAAAGAGCGTTCGGTTGTATGCCAACCATTGATGGTCAGCATATAGTCGTTCATCGTCCCGGGTTCCCAATCTTTCTTAGAGCATTTCTGACAAACATAGGCATCGGTGTTGATCGTTACTTTGTAAGGCATTTCGCACCTCCTTAATACCAGATCAGGTGGTGGCCACCGATCTTGTCAACCCTGTCTGTGATCTTCTTGACATCATCGACGCCTTTACTCAACTGCCCAGGTCCGTTCCAGTCACGGATCAGCATCTGCAGTTCTTCGTCGGCTGTCGGCACCACGAAGCAACAGCTAAAGTTGTATACGGTCTGTCCTGTATACTCCTCGTATACGCTGGCTTCACCTTTGGCTACTTGCTTTCGTTTCTCGTCGTAGAAATTGATACTGCCGAGGTACGCCTTGCCGTATCGCATCCGGAAGAACTTGATGATCTCCCGGTTGTAATCGTTGTAGGTGCTGTCAGCCTCACGAGGCTCCCACACACCGCCGGTCGACGCAAGGTGCTGGTTCTGTTTCTTACGGGTGAGGGCAAGCATAACCGCCCCCTCCAGGCGATCCCGCCATTCGGTTCCACGCAGATCAATCTTTCCGAAGTTGACAAACTGCGTGTCAAACATACCGTTTGCATCAGTATTCTCGAACGAGAAGAAAGGATCTCGGTATATGCAATCATCTGCGATTACAAAACCTCCGTATTCCATACGATGTGCCGCCTCGCTGCGGCTGTATGTTACAGGCTGGCTGTCAACATGTCTGTTATGCTTTTCATCATCCAGTGTATAGAGCAAAACAGTATTTTTGTCCCGGGGTGCTGCGTGGTAGGTGGGCCGGTAGGTTGCAAAGCCGTGCTTGACTGCCAAGTGGTTCAGGAACTCCTGCTGTTCCCGGTATCGGTGATCGGCGATCGGGTAACTGCTCATACTCTTGCTCCTTTCGGTTTGATCGGGGTCTCTAATGCGTATCGCATCATTCCGGGGATGCCACCCGTGTAGAGGGCTCCGTACAAGCAGTACCGGACCGACTCAACGAGTTTGTCGTTGTAATCGACGCCTGCCATCTCCAGTCGGTTCTTTACTGTTTCGAGAGCCTCGCCAAACATCTGGCTTTCCCTTGCGGTGAGCTCTACTCCATCCTTTGCTAATTTCATTACAATTTATCCTCCTTTGTGAAGATCGGGTCAGCCTGGGTGTCATCAAAAACAAGCGTCCGGAGACCCTTCGTGTCATCGAAATCGACACTTACAAGTAACTCCTCTTTCTTGTTCGGGTGTACCCGAGAAATATCAACAGACATCCATTTCTGGTTCTGTTCGTTCCCGTCTATGTAGCTACTGTCGTAGCTGGCAATGCAGATGCAGGAGCCGTCAGGCAATCTCATTGCAACGGCCTTTTGAATTTCCATTTACTTTCCCTCCTTGGCAACCATCATGTCGTACAACTTAGCTTTCAGGGCGATGATCTCCTGATGTGCTGCCTCGTAACCCTTCTGGTAGAAGTCTGCTTCCTTCCGGACCTCGGTGTGTGCAGCTCTTTCGGATTCGTAACGCTCTCTCCAGATTTGGCAATCTTCCTTGTTCTCCTCTGCTTCGGTACGGGCTTCGGCCAGCTCTGCTTCCAGTTCCGCAACGGACTTCTTCATCTTCTTAGGCTCCGGGTTGGTGTGCTGGTTGTAGAATCGGGTAGCGTCCTCCCAGTTCCAGATGTGGAACAGAACCTGGTAGAACACCTGCTGGTATCCCTTGCGGCCACTGGTCCAAGTACCCTCAGGATCGGGTTCGTCCTTATCGTTCACCCGGCCATTGTCATTTGCGAGGGCAACCAGATCTTCGATGGGCGCTCTGCCGAAAATGTCCTGTGCTCTGCAAACATCTTCGGTCTTGAGACTAAAGCCGTGCATTGAAACCTGCACAAGCAGTTCCTTGGGGGTCTTGATCTTATCGTACTGACTTGCCATAACCATTACTCCTTTTCATCTGGCAGGTGGCCTTCCGGGACTATTGCCCCGGCTGCCATCCTTACCAGCTGTTCCAAACCGCTTACCGGTTGGTAATTTATTTGTACCTTAATCTTACAACACCTACCGCCTAAGTCAAGTATTATTTTCGGATTTTCGGAAATTTTTTTCGTTTTATTCGTTTTCGTTGACAGGTTCACTGTGAGGCATTTGGCGGGGTTTGGCGGAAAGATCCGCTCGAAGGTATATGTATATCAGGATGTTCTAAAACGCCCGAGAGACTTAAATGTAAAATACAAGGGTCTGTTTTTGTCTTAATTGCATAAAAATCCCCACCGGGGTTTCCGGTGGGGATCTCTGTCGTTATTCAGCTTTCGGTTCTTTGTGGATCTCCGTGCCATACTTCTCAATGAAGGTGGCTGCGGCATTTGCGGTAACAGGCGTGATCCGATCCTTGGTGCCTTCCCATTCGGAATACTCCGCAAAGAAGTACCGGCCTTCCTTGTCGATGTAAAGCTCCATCGCTCTGCCATCAACATATTCATTTACGCCATCAGCGTAGAAGTTGTTAGCCAGTGCATCGGCTGCAGCTGTATCGTAGATCACCTTGTCGACCATTCGCCGTACCCGGCGACCAGCTCCAGGGATCCGTGCAGTCACAGGCTGGCCGGTTTCCCGCACCTTGAACTCAATGTCAACTCCGATTGCGTCCAGGATAGCCAGGAACTCATCAGCTCTAAGCGAATTTCTGACCAGCTTGCTGCTGAGCTGCTGCTTTGTCCAGCCAATCTTCTTGGCACCATCGCCCTGTGCAGTGTTCGTAGCCTTAAATGCTGCCGTGAGCAGTTCCTTCGATGTCATCTTACCACCTCCGTTCGGTTCTTTTTCTGTATCATACACCGAACCGGAGACAAAATCAATACTTTTCGCAAAAATGCTCATTCGATTACTTTTCACCATCCATTTCAGAAATATTCGGAATTGCACCCTTATAGATCCCAGCCATCTTCAGCTTCCGGAGCATACCAATCTGCTTTACGGTAGGCTTATGGCATACGAAATGTTCATTCCACACCGCCATCGCTCCCGTAATGATTGTGAGCCATTCCATAAAGTCCCACCAGTATTCCCGGGGACAAGCTGCTTTCAGCTGATCCCGGGTCCACCCATTCTTCGCACAAGCGACCTTTATCAAGAACTCCTGATGCGACGGCACCGCATAGGCGGCTGTTCCGTCCGCTCCGATGATGATCTCAAGGTAATTGACATAGGTTGCTTTGTGCTTTTCGATGTCGAACCTGGAGTAAAGCGAATACTGTTCACTCATACTGATACTCCCTGCATTACACGAGCAAGCAGCTGCTCGTACAGGCTCTTGTAAACATCCCGCTCAGCGAGGGCAACCGCAAGCTCTTTATCTCTTTCAGGAGTACCCCCCCCCCGCAGATTTTTCTCATTTTCTCGACATTCCTTATCTGCGAGGTTGAGCGACACCATAAGGGCTTCGTCGATCATCCGCAGTTCCTCATCCGTTACCCTGCCGCAGTAATCGCCGATCCTTTCGATGGATACGGTCGTGATCTGCTCACACAGGGCTGTGCTATCCCTCGCAGAACTGCTGATCGGTACATGGGTCGGCAGTGTCGTCTTATGCCGGGTCGTCAGGTAGACTACCTCCACCGTTTCACTCGTACTGTTACCAATATCGTTGGAAACGATGATACCGGGTCTGCCGGCGATCTGTTCGCTTCCGCAAACCGATGCCGACTTCTGTATGTAGAAAATATCTCCTCTTTTGATCTGTGCTTCACTCATATCTGTACCTCCTGTGAGCCGTTTGGCGGCCTTTTAAGCGATTTTCCGTCCTGGGGGTTAAGATGTACCAAATGGTAACTATCCCTCGTGCCTGAGCTTGCTATTCGTTTCCCGATGCCCTCTCCTGCTCTGTTGCCCAGTGAGGATCGAGCCCACGCTTCTTTCTGTTCCGGATCCAACCGTTGTAGACCTTCATATCACGCTCGTCAATGCTGTATCCGCAGCCTCCGTTCTTGTCGAAGTCACGGGCGTGAACTAAAAGCGGTCTGGGGTAGCCTTGTTTCCTCGCCCGGAGCACTTCGTACTCCCCTTTAGGCTCCTCCAGCTTCCAACCGCTGTTTACCAGGTATGCCCGGAGGTCTGCAAGCATCCCCCGGCGGACTGTAATTCTGTTTTTCATAGAACCTCCTATGCTGTCACGACTGCGTCGAGCTGTGCCATCGTTACGATCTTGATTTCAAACCACTCAGGGAAGTTCGCCTTCGTCATTGCCTCTGCCAATGGCGGACACACGGCGTTTCCGCAACGGGCCACCTGTTTATTCTTGGGATATACATTCCCGAGGAAATCAAACTCAATGGCGTAATCAGGCGGGAAGCCCATTGCGTTGTAAAGCTCCCGAGGTGTCAGCATACGAAGGGTTATGTCGTGAATGTAGTGAGCGACACCACGGATAATCAGCAGGATGATTTCATCTTCTGCCAGGTTGTATCCGCAATGCTCATTCAGGAGCTTTCGGATCTCATCCCAGTGTCCGAGGTCTGTCGCACCGTCCAGCTTTGCAAGAACCGCTCTGCAATCCGCATATTCAAGCCCTTGTGCGGTTATCGTATTCAGCGCATCCAACGGATGCTGCCCCAGCTCCTGCCCTTTGAACTTAACGATATGAGCCGAGCAGAGTGCGTTGTGGTCAACCGATGTCACCGTCGGCAGCGGCTCTCTCGCATCCTCCCCGATAACTCCGCCGTAGAACTTCTGGATATGGGCAGAAACAACTCCTTCGTGGTCGTGACTGGTAACAGTGCCGGCAGGTTCTCTCATATCTCTGCCAATGGATGCGTTTCGGAACTCCGACAGATGGGCGGATACAAGGCAAGTTTCTTGCTTAGATACCGTTGTCGGTACAGGATCCCGGATGTCACGAATACGATCGCCACCTCCGGTTTGCCCAATGCTCATAAGCTGAGCCGCTGCAAGGATCTGCCCTCCGCAGGTTCGTACTGTGCCAATAGGTTCGGACGCAGGGGAGCCTACACTTCCACCCGTATTGCTGAATGTGAACGGGGCGATTACGGGATCGACCACACCACAGGTGAACTTACCAGTTACAGTGTTGACAGGGTCCTTTATGCTTCTTATGTGTCCGCCACCGCTGTGGTTACACTCAATCAGGAACGGATCGCCGCTCTTGATCGTGAACTTGTCCACACCCTTGATAACACGACGAAGCGTGTTTGGTGCCAGCGGTCGTTGTGCCTTTGCACCGTATTTCCGCTTGATCTCCTCTTTGCTTTCAAAAATCGAATACCCAGGCAGGCTCCAGTCGATGATGTCTGCTGCAGGAACCCAGGCGGGGAGCTTTCCGGATTTAACTTCTTCGCTGTTGCGAGGTGCGTGTGTACGCTCAGGCCAAGCAATAGGCTTTCCGTCGCATCGGGCAACCAGTACAAACCGTTTACGGGTAGTGGGAGCACCGTAGTCAGCAGCGACCAATTCCTTGAACTCTACATCATACCCGAGGCCGTCGATGATCCGTTGGATCTCCGGGCCGTCCCTTTTGATTTTCAGGTATTCGCACACTTCATCCAAGGCAGGATGGTCGGCGGGGACGCCTGTGGACAACGCCCCCACGAACGCCTCAAATGTTTCACCAGCCCGGTCGGGATCCGGTATCCACTTTTCTTCACCCTTGATGATGACCTTTATCAGCGGTCCCCAGGTCTGGAACTCCTCAACATTTTCGAGCATTATCACTCGGGGCTTTACATCAAGTGCCCAGCGGACAGTTACCCACGCCAAGGCACGGATTTCCTTGTTTACCGGAATATCACCCCGGGCCTTGGAGAAATGCTTACAGTCAGGACTGAACCAAGCGAGGCCAACAGGTCTTCCTGCACATACCTCTATCGGGTCGACCTCCCAAACGGATGACTGCAGGTGCATCGTGTACGGGTGATTTGTCCGGTGCATCAATATTGCATCCGGGTCGTGGTTGATGGCTATTGTCACGGGTCTACCTGATGCCAGTTCAATTCCGGTCGAAGCACCACCACCGCCGGCAAAGTTATCGACGATGATTTCTTCGAGATAACTAAGCTGTTTCATCGTCGGCCTCCTCTCTTACTATGCGGTACTTCCGCTTGCTCCCTGCGGAATACTTTCCGCTCCGCTGTTTCGATGCCTGACTGTAAAACGAGTCGATTGTGAGGCCGAGTGCTTTCGCACACTGCGGTATCGTCCCGAATATAACGATCGGTGCATCGTCTTTCACACGATAAACGCTGTATCGGACATCCATATCAAACCACTCCCTTATCGAGCAGGAACGCAGCGAATTTATCTGCGAAGTCCGCCCTGTGAATATCCCTGACAGACAGGCTTTCGGTATACTCCTCGATGGCTGCTGCCAGTTTCCGGATCTTCATTCTCCGATTAACCGCCTCGAAATGCTCCTCCGTGAAGTCTGTCATCTCGTCGTAGCAATGAATTTCTGTGGGGCCGCCGCAGGGCGATGTTTCAGAACATACACCGTGGTGGCAATAAGGACACTCGAAAGCAAATGTTGTTCCGGTGTAAGGACAGCTGTTCTGGGGCATATCATCAATTTCTTTCATCTTATCTCACTTCCTTATGCCGAGCTTTTTCATCAGCGGGATCGCATCGGCGTAAATTCGTATCCGGTGCTGAACATCTCCGCTCTTGGATGTTCTGTTCTTTTCGATGAACTGCTCCATCTGTTCCACCGTTTTCCCAGAACTGGCAGCTCTAAGGATTTTTTCGGCCCCATCGAATTTCATAGCCTTCAGCGTATCGACTTCGATGTTTCTGCCGCCCGGAAACGGCTGTTTTCTGGCGAGTCTGCAGAACGGGAGATAGCCGGGTATCACATTCGGCCCAATATTCCATACCTCAAAACCAAGGGGAGGCTCATCGACCACCTCAAAAACGAGGCGGTTGTGCAAAGTCTCCGAAATCAGTTTGTTGCCATCCAAGTATACCTTCGGTTCATTCATCCTCGTCGTCCTCCTTCCGGATTGCGTAGCAAATTGCACCACGGGCGATCATATCCAGAGCCATCTTGAGCTGCCAGCTCATAAACCAACCCCAGTGCGTGATCTTGTCGTTCAGGTATACGAACTCCTCATTGGCAAGCTCGTCGAGGGTCTTGATAGGCCTTCCCTTTCGGTACTTTCTACGCTTCTGGTTCAGCTCATCCTTGTGCTTCTTGCAAAGCAGGAGGTCGATGTTGTGCTCAATGGCACTTTCGAGGGTCTCACGGCTTCCGGAGTTGTGAATAAACCTCCAGCAAACCTTCCAGTTGCCGTTGATCTGCTCATAGAAATCGACACTCAAGTTACCGCTCTGGTACATTCCGTTCACTTCGATACCGAGGCTGCCGAAATCCTTAACGGTGATCTGAACCTGGTCGCTGACCAAGTGCCACTCCTGCTCGTCGTACTGCTTCCGCTTCGCCTTGATACTGGCTGACAGCAGTACAATTCGTCGTTTATCAGCTATGCTGAGAAATTCTGCCTTCACTTAACGCATCCTCCTTGCGTACATATTGTTCTGTCGGCGAACAGTTTCCTACTGTTTGCCGGGTTTCAAATGATGTAGGTATTGCTATTCATCCTGAAAATTGCTGTATTCTGCCGCACTGATGCGGGGCAAATAACGAACGATGATCTGGAAGCCATAGGCGATACATTCGCACTTGGTATGCTCAACCGCCTCATTGAGGATGGCTACCATCTGCTGCCCGTTGGCACCTACATGACCCCTGATAGCCCCCGCCATCACCGCTTCAAGCATCCCGACCTCCTCGGGCAGCGGTGCACCGTTCGGCTCGTTCAGGATAAGGAGCACATCAGCTCCCATCACATCGAAAACATTCACATAATGACCGGTTGCAACTTGCATCTTATTCTTCCTCCTCATCTTCAGTTTCGGAGACATCGCACACAGATACGCTTTCGAGATTTGCTTCCAATTCAACCGCAGAGACCTCGTCAAACTTCTTCTCAGCGGCTTTTCGAGCCTTGTATTCGTTTTCTGCGTCAACAGTCACCTTGACTACGCCTTCGTAATGGATGCTAACTTCAAATTTCATTGGGTTCTCCCTCGCTTTCCTTGAGTTGATCGAGCTTGCGTTTCAGCTCCTTATTTTCCTCGTATAACCGGGTAATCACGCCTTGTGCCCGGAGGCAATGACGAGCAGCCGTCTCCATTCCCGCAACTCTCAACGGATAATATATGGCACTCAATGAATTGCAGAAACCATATATGCTGTCATCATCAATCGTCATCATCGGTTCGATGTAGCTTTCCGGGGTTACTTTCATCATCTTCCTCCTCGTCGTCCTTCGGATGCCAATGGTAGTGGCAGTCCGGGTTTTCGCATCGTCCGTTCCAGAGTGTTTCGCCGCATAACGGGCAAGGCTCTGCGTGGTACATTCCGCCTCCGATGTATCCCATCACTTACTACCTCCACCAAATTCGACCACCATCAGCGTCGTCTCATCCGCTTCTTCCTGATGCTTTAAGCTGTTAAGGATTATGCGGCAGATCTCATTCTCGGCATCTTTCAAGCTAATGCCGTCGTAGATCTGGGTCAGTTCAGCACAGCTGCCCCCGTAATAATCAGCGATCAGTACCAGCACATAGCTGTCAAACCCGGTATCGACATTCTTGATGCCGTACCATCCACAAACGCCAGAGTGCAGGAACTCAAGCTCCTCCTGATCGAATACCGTCTCGCCATCCGTGTCGATAAGGCCGAAGTCGCAGGCCGGGAACTCGGTCTTCATCACATCCTCCAGATTGATCTGGCTGGCGATATGCTCTGCAAGCTGACGCACGGTCAGTACCTTCAACTCACCCATATACTACCTCCCCAAACAGAGCGAGCTGAATGATATTGTCAGCACAGGTTGCGTCGATTTTGCAACAGTCCACCGTCTTACCACAGACTGCGTTGTAGTGGTCAAGACCCTGCTCCACCCAAAGTTTGAAACCGGTCAGGAATTTATCCAAGGTCAACTCGTGGGTTACATCATCTTCAAAGTCGTGGATCATCAGGACACCGCCCCGGGCAATCTGCTCGTGACCCCAATCGGCCACTCGCTTCTCCTCGATCACATCGGCGGAGTCAGCCCAGTAGTTGATGCCGCCCTCCAATGCACCGACCATAATGTCGTCGATGTCCTGCACCCGCAGGAAGATATTCTGCGTTGCGGTCACTTCAAATCCTTTGCCTTTCCGGACGATACCGGACTGGCGGTAGATGTTACGACTCAGGAACCACGCCTCGAACGGAAGCTTTTTCAGTTCGCCCTCGGGGCAGCCGCTATAAGGCATATCTTCGATCGCCTCCTGGGTTCCGCACTCCTCGCAGATATAAACATCACATCTGCGACTGACGGGGTTGTCGTCAAGATCCTCCTTCATTGTCAGCAGTCCGCAGCGAGGGCAAGGGAGCCAAGCACCGGACTTTTGTGCCTTGCTCCAGTTTTCGATGATCTTTTCAACCATACAGATCCTTCCTTTCGTTTCCGTTGTATTCTTACGGTTTACCAATCGGTAACTCCTGGCTATCAAAAAACTACGATCAGTAATCGTAGTCGAGGTTCTCGTCTCCAACACCGTACCTAACACCGTCGTATCCGATCCGCCGAACTTGGTCGTAGCACTTCGGGCATACACTCCGGTACGGGATCCCGTGGCAGTCGTGGGTCAGCTGCATTTCGTTGACTCTGGCTTCTTCTCCGCATCTGCGGCAAGGGGACAAGCAGAGCTTGTAAGACGGGTAATGGTACAGCCTACCATCCCACTTAATCCGGTGGTCTTCGTGCTTTCCGCCGTCGTAGGACTGGTACATCGCCTTTTCAGCGGCGATCATATTCGGGTACTGGCCAATCTCGTAGAAATCACCGTATCCGTCATCCACATACAGGATTGCTTTCATTTCAGTTCCTCCTATCAGCTGTGCAAGGTGATGACATCACCCTCGTCAAATTCATCCAGCCACTTCTCGTAGTCCATTACGCTCGTGTCCGGGCAATCGCTCTTATCGTTCCACGGCTGCCCGATCATAAAGAACGGGATACCAGCACCGTTGAGTTCGCCGTATACTGCGTCGCCGTAGGTTTCGTATTCATCGTCCCAGTACATATCGAGAGCCTTCTTAATCAGCTCGGCTGCCTCGTCCGCCTGCTTCTCTGGAACGATCACCGTGAAATCGAGGAAATCATTCATCCAAGAGAAGTACCGGATCGCCTTCATTCCACTCAGGGTCATCTTGTACACCTCCAGTCTTACTTCCCAACGAAGGTCTTGGTCAGGATCTCGACAACCTCGATTGCCTCGTTCAGTCCATCGACGACCTTCTTTACCTCGTCGACCGGAAGTGTACCGTAGGATGTGGTCTGCACCTTAAATCCGACGATTTCACCTCCGTCGGTTCTGCAGTAGATGTCAGGCAAATATCTTTCTCTGTTCACGGTGCTAACTTCTACTCGACAACCCCAGCTATATGTCCGGGCAATCACTTCATAATCGCCGATCTCGTAACGGTCAACCTTTCTGTCGTCTACCTCAAATGCTTCAACGAGCTTCAGTTCCATTTCGTTTCCTCCTTGTTATTCGGGGTGGTTTATCTACATACTTATCTTAACTTACCTACCGCCTAAGTCAATAAGAATTACGGATTTTTTCAAAATATTTTCAAAAGTATTCGTATTCGCTGACAAACGGAACCCGAATTGCCTGATGGAGCAATTTGCCGGGTTCCGGATGAGTGTAGGTATGTCAGCATCCGCAGTTTTGGCTCCTACGGACATTACCAGTCCGGAAAATTCCTTGGGTGACTCTTGCAGTCGCCGCAGTTTTCTCCTGCCTTCGGGCAGCCCTTGCAATCGTCAGGCGACGGAAGAACGAGCCATCGTACAAATCCAATAATCAAGAACGGCAGGGCTATCAGGGTAGCCAGCACCATCAACAAGAAGTCCTTAACCTTCTTCACCATTGTTTTCAATCCTCCACCTCACAGGATGCGAGTTTTTCTTCATACCAGTCCATTTCCCGGTTCTCGTACAGTTCCTTCGCCTTCCGGATAGCCTCATCTTCGCTTGCTGCTTCAATGTGGGCATAGCCGGTCATCTGAGCGACAACCTTAACGGTAAATTCTTTCATAAACGCTACCTCCTACACGCTTTCGATGTACGCCTGTAGATCCCGCAGGGAACTCATAGCTGTTTCAATCGCAGACAGGGCTCTAACCCGGTTCGCAGCGATCATAGGTGCGGAATTATAGGACAGCAGAGCCTTTACCTCTCTCGCCTGCTCAATGACCCAGTCGCAGTTCTTCTTCCCGATGTCGTTTTCCTTGGTGGAGCAAGGTAATCTAACCCAACTCATACTTAACCCTCCCGAAAATCGCATACTGTACGATGTGATCGGCTCTGGTTTCATCATAGCGGATGTCGATTGAGCCATTTGTGATCGTCCCCTCACCACTTTCGATCCACATCCGGATGCCCTGCATCAAATTCTCGCTGTCGATGTGATGTGTGTTCCCCGTGGCCTTGTCGATGACGCACAGGGTCTTGCCCTTGGACACCAGTTCCCAGTAATGCTTCACATTATGGCAGGCGGGAACAAAAGTCTTCTCCCACCATCTCTTTTCCTTCTCGCCAAGGACGCAGAATGTGAACAGGATGTTGTCCATTGCTGTCGGGTACACCCGAAAACGGGTAACAGCTTCTCCTTCAAACGGAATTTCCTTTGCCATACTGTACCTCCAGTCTTATACGCCGTATTGATCGGCAATTTTCTTCCAAACCGCCTCGAACAGCGGCAGCGTACCTGTTGTTGCTTCTTCTGCAATCTGGTCAAGGAAGATAAACAGCCCCCGGGCTCCGCCGATGGCTTTGATCTTCTTTTTCAGCAGGCTGTAAGTGTAATTCGGGTCAGTCTGGACCGGAATATCCTTGCCGTTGAGCCTGATCTTGCCATCGTGAACGAACTCAGCGGTCATTCCGTTGTATGTACAGGTGTCGCCGGTCTTTACCTGGTCGTAATCCAGGCACCGGACTGAGTACCGGATCTTCTGGCCTGTGCAGAAGTAGTAAATGTGGCGATCATCAGGGGTGAAAGCAAACTGCGTCTTCTGTGCGTTGATCTTCCAGTCTACCGCAACCTCAAAGAACGCTGTGATCTCTCCATCGGTGAGCTCCCGGAGGTAATACCGCCCGTCCATCTCAACTACGGTGCGGATCCTACCTAATTCCACATCGGTATCCTGCCAATGAGCCTTGCCGATGTCGATGTCCACCTTCTTTTCAAGCTGGATCAGGTCACTGAGCTTTAACATACACTCTACCTTCTTTCTTTGCAGTCTCGTAGGCTTGCTTCACCCACGCCTTGTCCTCCTCGTCGTCATAATCGACTTCGGGGAACGCAGAACTGGGATGCTGCCAGTCGCAGTAACAGAACAACCGGTAGGCAAGAGCTTCGTCGCCCTCACAGAGCTCAACAAAATCGGCACCGGTATAGCAACGGTTCAGGGTGTAGTCAACATCTTCATCTACCGGCACCGAGAACACCGTGATGTTGTTCAGGGTCATATCCGGGATGTAGATGATCGTATCGTCCGTTCTAAACTGCTCCGCCTTGTAGATCAGGCACTCCTGCCCCTGCGTAGGCGGTAACGCCCATTCAAGCGTAAACCCTTGGTGGAAACATTCTCTCAATTCATCCTTTGTCATTTCCGTACCACGCTGCCTTTCTTTTCAATTCCTTGCCGCATCCGGGGCACCAGCCCGGGTTCTTCTCCGCATTGCAGTCCTCGTACCAGGTATGGCCGCAGCTAAGGCACCGGTGCAGGCAGAGCTCAACATCCTCAGCAGGACCGCCGCCGGTAACATATCCATCTTTCCGCCGGTTCTGCTCGATGGCTGCCTTATGTTCCCCGGCCAACCATCGCAAGCACTCTGTAATGCTTGCGAACTCCTCAGTCCAGGCATCACCGGTCGAATTATCGATGCCGACGAACTTGGAACCGGTGTTCTCTACAAACAAGCCACGCCGGCCACGGTGCTCGATGATCTCGATAGCCTCCTTGTGGCTGACATACTCATACCAGTTATGCTCCTTGTTGACCTTGCCGCAGTGCGGACAAACCCAAAACGGTTGGCCGTCTTTGTTGAACTGGACATTCACGCTTACATAGTAGCGACATTCGGGGCAGACTTTAGTACCAACGATCATTCTCCGCCCTCCTCAAAACCTTCGGGCACCTCGAACCACCGGTACATCCGAACCATCTCGCTACCGCCGTACATACCGGTTACATCCACCAGCACCACGCTAAGCCCGTTCTCAACAATGTGCTCGATCTCCGTGATCGGGTAGTTCCAAAGGGTCTGGGAGCAGTGCCGTTCCAGCTTCTGCTCGATCTCCTTTATCGTATCCTCGTGATTGAAGCAGTAACAATATCCCGTCACCGCTTCCACGAACGCCTGCGGCGAATAGATCTGCGTGGATTTCACGCAGGTGTTCTTGAACTCGTTGCTCATTCTTTTCCCTCCTCGGTTACCTCGTACAGAGCATCTGCCAGTGCATCCAGCATCTTGTCGATTTCGTCTGCGTCTTCGACAAGCTCACGGATACTGGGGATGCCTTCTCTGCCGTTATGCTTGGCTTCAACCCACATCTCGATGTGTTCATCGGGGTCGAAGTCGTTTGCATATCTACGCACTTCACGCCACAGATCCTTCGGGTTCTCCACGGTGATATAGAAGAAGAAATCCTCACCGGCTGGCGAGTGCTGTTGGAATGTCCATTCCTTTTTCTCAACCGTTACATTCCAGTCGAGCTCCTCGGCTTTCTGGATCAACCGCTTCTTCAGACTTTTCATTCGTAGCTCGCCCCCACCATGTACCCGTAGTGCTTCTCATCGAACAGCTTCATCAGGTTCTTATACTGTTCGTGGCTGATAATGTCTGTGTGGTAGAGGAAAGCAATGCCGTGGTAGATCTCCTCTACATTGCACTCATTATCTTCGACAGCCATCTTCGCTTTCTCGTATGCCCATTCTTGCATTTCTAAACCTCCTTATCTTCCCAAGGGTACTCACGGGCAACCACCCACTCGCAGGTAGTTTCTTCCGAAAGATCGGTGAACTGCTTCTTCGCAACCCGAGTCGCATCGCACTTTCTTTCGTAGCTATTGTACGACTGGCCTTCGGATACGACCTTGCCGCCCTTGATGTAACGGAACCAAATTTTGTACATAGCCTTACCTCCTATTTGCCACCAAAGTAGGTCTTTTCGAGCTGGCGGTATGTCGCCAATGCCTGATCGAACTCGTTTGCTGCGTACTCCCAGGTCGTTGTCTGGTGTTGCAGCTTATTCCAGAAGTGAACAACTGCGGTGATACGCTCATTCTCATAGTCGACATTCAGATCCAGTGTCAGGTTGAACTCGTTGGTGTCATTAACTTTCAGTCTCATATCTTCGCCTCCTTAGTAGGTTCGTAGCAGTGCCGCAATTTCTTCAAGGGTATCCGGAAGCCTTGCCGACACATTGTTGAATCCGTTGTAATCGCCCAAGGAGTTCGCCGGGTATCTCTCATCCGTTTCGCCCGTATCGTAGAAAAACTGGATTTCAATATGGTTATCCTTGTGATAGAAGTCCGGTGTCAGGACCAGGTACTTCCGATTGCCTTCTCCGCCATCCTTGTTCAGGTAGATAACACACTCTGCCCGGAGGCCGTAAGGACCACTCACTTCCGCTTTCAGTCCGGTCAGTTCTTCAAGGTCAGCCGCAAGCGGCCTGATGCAGGTGTTCATCCACTTTGGATTTCCGCCGTTTCTGGCAGCTTCATTGTAGATCTTCTCGTACTTGTTCATTGCTCCTCCTTCACCGCCATCTGTGTATGCTTGAAGTAGAAATACTTTCCGCCTGGATACATCTTTCTGGAATACTCAAACCCAGGGATCAGTTCGACGGCGAGCTCTTTTCTCGGGTTGGTGAAATCTACTCGTCCCGGCAGGAACTTTACATCTTTCACTTCTGCCAGGTTCACGAACTTAAACTGGTCGCCTGTCGCCTTTTCGACTACGATGTCGCCGGGTTTCAAGGCTTCCATCTGCTTCTTCGTCATTACCGCTGCTTCCTTTCTGTTTACCGATTGGCAACCCAAGGGCGTTTGCCGCCCCTGGGAGCCACTTTTATTCGGGGTATGTAGATTTAGGTCTTTTTCATTTACGCCTCGTGCCGCTGGTTTATTCGGATTTAGCGGGGTGTTCCGGGCTGTCCACGACTTCCCAGTTGCTACGCCACTGCTTCTCGATCTCCCAGTAGACGATCTCCATATACTTTGCATCTTCCTCGTTGATAACGAGATCAATGCCGATCATACCGCAAGCGGTGGTCTCGATCCGGGCACCCTTGTTGTATTTCCGGATCAGCTTCACCAGTTCAGCCTTTGCCTCCTCCGGTGTGTCGAACAGCTGTGACGCTGCCAAGCCCTGACCCTGCTTCTTCGGGTTGCTGACGCACATACAGCGACCTTCGGCTTTCATATTGCGGTTCTGATAGACCGCACGATATTTGGCGGTCAGCTTCAATCCATCAGGGGTAATCATCGTTTCTTTCATTGCGGGTTCCTCCTAATACTGGTCTGGAATTTCTTCCTTAACTATACTTTAACATACCTACCTCCGGTGTCAATAGTAATTTCGTGATTTCCGAAAATATTTTTCTCCGTCCTCGTTTCCGTTTACCAAACGCACCTGATCGACTTCAAAATCCGTGCCCTTCTTGCAGACAAGATGTGTCCTGTAAGCGAACAGTTTGGAGCTGATTGCCGATGTCCGAATGAGGTAAGTATTGCTGAGATCCGCAGAAAACGCTGTATTCGGTAATTTCTGTTACCCAGATGTTCGTTGACACCCAAAATCTGCCTTGGTACAATAAATCTTATCAATTCCAGCCATACGGAGGTATACTTATGGGCTTTAGATACAGGAAAAGCATACGGCTCGGTGGAGGTTTCAGGGTAAACCTGAGTACGAAGGGTATCGGTTACAGCTGGGGCGTCAAAGGTTACACCATCACCAAGACAGCAGATGGTCGCACCCGCCAGACGGTGTCCCTACCCGGCACCGGCATCAGCTATGTAGACGAACACGGTCCACACAGAGGATCCTCCAGGACTGCTGCACAGGTAGAGCCGGTAGATCCCTACGCAGGATACACCGATGTCGAGCAGGTCAAATCCGCTGACATCGACAAGCTGCGTTCCGGAGCCTACGAGGAGCTGTTCAAGCAGATCAAGTTCGCCAACATCGTCCGCATTGCTGCCGTGATCCTGACTGCCCTAAGCTCTCAAGTCGGTATGGTCTTCTTCTACATCTGCGTCGCTGCCTGTGCTGCCTTGTTCATCCTGAGCCGCAACTACATTGAGCACGAGTTCGACGATGTAGAGCAAGCGAAATGGAACAAGCTATCCGCCGCCTGGAGAGCCGTTGCATCCAGTCAGTCCTTGCAGGAGATCACCGCAAACGCCAAGGCCCAGGATACCCGGACGAACGCCGGCATCGAGCACTCCGTTTCGACCGTCAAGGTCAAGTCCGGAGGCAAGCTGCCTTGGTATCTCCGGACAAATATCAAGCCTGTTGTATTCACCTTACAAAACTGCCGCTTCGCCATAATGCCCGATCGGATCCTCGTATTCAACAAGGGAAAGCTCGGTGCCATCGACTACAACGAAGCAAAGATCGACATCACTGCCATCGGCTTCTTGGAGACCGGCCCCGTCCCCCGGGACTCCGAGCTGGTGAAGCAGGTCTGGGCATACGCAAACAACGACGGCTCTCCTGATCGCCGTTATGCAAACAATCGGCAGTACCCGGTGATGAAATACGGCAACATCCACATTTCCTCCCCCAGTGGCCTGAACATCCAGTTCATGTGCTCCAATGAGAAGGCATCTGATGCCCTTTACCATACGCTCAACCCCTGAAGCAACAAAAGACGGAGATCGAGTTCCCTCGGTCTCCGTCTTCTTCATCTTACCAAAGCTGTGGATTGCCACGCATCTTGTCGTACAGGATGTTGCGTTCCTTGTCGAGCTCCCTAAGACCTCGCCGTAGTTCGCTCTCGTCGATTTCTCCCATTTCATACATCGACCGCAGAACGCTCTTGGCTTCCGGTATCTCGTGATACCTTCGCTTCATCTTATCGTACTCGGTTTCCCGGTGCAGGATCTCATCCTTCCATTTCTCCCAAAGGTGCGTCCTCCACCGTTTCCACTCCACATCCGGAAGGCTGACCGTCAGCTCGTCCCGTGTCTTATCATCGACATTTAACGGAGGTTTCACCTTCAGTATGAAGTAGATCTCGTACAGGTTCATATCCGCTTCGGTCTGGAACTCTGCGTATTCGATCTTCGACACCTGACTGATAGCAATGGTTCTGTGCATCGGCTTTGCGAACAGATGCCCACGGATACGGTTCTGCAACGGTTGCTTCGTCCTACCTATGTAGACGATGTCGTCGCCGTAATATATCCGGTACAAGGTATATTTACTCAAGTTTCCACCTCCTACAAACAGAATGGAGCTGATAGAGCGGAGCCTAATGATGGAGTGTATGTCCGGGTTCGCTGTGTTGGCTCCTAACTGACGCTCAAGGGCTGCACATCTTCAACTTGGTCTCATAAGCTGGTGCAAGTGTCCTCTGTGAGTCGCACCACCTTGATAAATCGGTTCTTTTCCACTCAGTTTCTTGCTTGGGCTGAATAGAAGATCTGTCTATCAGCACATTCCGGATAGTCAGCCCATTTGATAGCCTGCAGCAATCCGCTTCCGCAAAACTGCCATACGAACCCATCGCTTTGACTGCCTCTCTTGCAAGCCACTTAGCGGCATTTCTTGGCATCCCGTATGCCATATATCTCTTGATGAACTTTTTTCTCGTCATAGGGCACCTACTTCGAGTAGTAGCAGTTGTACGCCCTGACAGAGAAGATGCCGTACCAAGGGTTCTTAATGCCTTCCGACACATCTGCAAGGCTTTCTTTTACAGTTTCTACGAGATAGCCAGGATAGAACGATCCGTCTCCCCCATTATACTCGTGGGACGGGTTGTCGTGGGTGAACTGTTTGATCGCAGCCAGGATCAGCTCAATGCCAGTTTTTTCACCGAACATAAACTTGGTCCAGCCCGGTTTCGGTTCGTCGTAGTAATAGCCTACCACAAACCGATCACCGACTATCTGGTAAGCAAGCGGTCTGCACTTTTTGCCGCTACCCTCCATTCCGAGTATCAGCTGCACGACTTCTTTGAGGTGTTCCTCCTCACAGGATATACAAAACTTCTGGTTACTGTGTAACATCGCTTTTCTTCGTTCCTTTCGGTTTGTAGTTCGGGCACTTACTGCTGTAATCAGCTTGGCTGTAATAGCCACGCCCCCTTAAACGGTCAAGGTGGCAGATATTGCAGGAGCAGTCCTTATTGGCGCAGCCGCAACTGCACCAGGTAATATCGGACGAGTAATACTTTCCCATATCACTCATCCTCAAACTGGCCAAGACAATGCCGCCTCAGCGTTTCAAATCGCCGGTCTGTCGTGTCGAACTTGATCTGCGTAGGCTCTACCTCACGAACCGTGCCGTCCTCCATCTCAATGATGGCGAACACGCCACGAACGGTGCCTCCGGAATGACCGCCTACCAACGGTGAGGGCGGAACGACCCAGGACTTTTCAGCCCACCGGTGGAAGATTGCCTTGATGCCATCCACGCTGCAGGGGCGGTAATCGGATGTAGTGATCGCCACCTTCTTGGGTGCCGGTGGCTCCCACCTTACATTCTTCGGGATCTCGTATTTCGGTACTCCGAAGCTCATTCTTCCACCTCCACAAACGCATTTTTCAGGACTTCATCCAAGGTGTACTCGCTGTCGTCGCCAACGAAATTACCGCCGCAAAAATACTGGCATCCCGTGTATGGCCGGGTTTCGATGCCTGCGTATTCTTCCAACAACTGAGCCCTCTCCTGGATGGATCTTGCTTCCTTGATCTGCAAATACTGTTCTTGGGTAATCTTACTCATTCCTGATCTCCTCCGGGTTCAATTTACTGCAGAGCTTAACATCGTCGTCGCATACATGGACAACCTCAGGGCTTTTCTGCCCGGTGTGCCTTGCCCACCAGTCGTTCTTGAGAGCCGCACAGTACCTAACACCAGCACCGTTGCCTCCACGACCTGCGTTGAAACGCTCTCCACAACAGAGGCACTCTACGAAAAGGTAGCCGCCTCTCTTGTAGTCAGCTCTATTCGATGTATCCAACATTCAGTCTTCGCCTCCAGTCATTCCAGGACACGACCTTAGGTGGTCATACACCAGTTTAAGAATATTGTTTGCGACCGCAGCGTCGTCGACTGCCAAAGCCCGCTCGTGTTTAGCCTTAGCAAGGCTTTGTTGTAGATCGCCGATCATAGTCAGGTACTTCTGTGAAATACACTTTCCGTCGATCCACTCCTGCAACGCCCCTTTCAGGCGGTCGTTCTGAGCTTCAAGGCTCTCGATGCTGTCTGCCGCCAACCGGACAAGCTCTGCGTTTTGCGGCATCAGGAACTCACTCAGTTCCCGCAGAGAACGAGGCAGGTCACTCATTCCGCTACCTCCTCTTTCTTCTCGGGGATGTCGTCCACCGTGTACTCCGGTGCCCAGGCTGCCACAATCTTCTTTGCTTCCTGATCGACGAAGCCGATCTTGCCGTCGAAGATCGTGATGTTCAGGCCGCAAATGCGGCAGGCGTTCCGGATGAACGCCACCAGGGTCTGCACTCTCTGTTCGATATGGTCCATTCTATTTCACCTCCTATTCGTCTTCGGGCACCGGTTGAAGCTCAGCGATGATCTCGTGTTCGCTGTCTTCTTGCGGCGTCCAAAATAATTCAATATGTCCACACACTTTGCACTGGCAGACTTCTACCGTTACATTGCGATGGATCTCCTTGGTTTCGTACACACAAGGGGCAAGACTGTTCACCCCATCCGGTTTGATGGTAACACCAGCGGGAAATCTGCACCTTTTCCTTCTCCGTCTTTCCACTCTGTATCACCTCTCAATGAATGAATTTCGTGACCGCTTCGGCTAAAAGGAACAAAACACCGGAAGATGCGAAGATAGCAAGCTGCATCTTCTGCTTTGCCGTGTCTTTCTCGCCCATACTGCCAAAGAAGGACAGGATCGCACAGATGAACATCAGGATCTTAAACGCAACCATCATCGTCGTCACCCCCTTCTGGCATATAGCCATTCTCACGCAGTTTCTTGTATGCGAAGATCTCGATCTCCAGCATATAATCAACCGGGTCCGGGTTCTCCCTCTCGAACTCCTGAGCCCATCCATAGATGTCGTCGAACAATGCTCTGGAGTCGATGTCCTGCTCTTTTCTGTCCGGATCTGCGAACAGAGCGTGGCAGGCGACCGATGTAATGTCATACACGCACTCTGCCAGTTTCTTTACATTCACTGCCATATAGCACCTCACATTCTGTATCTGCCGAAGAAGGAGCCGATGCTCAGCCCCATCTCCTCACGGGTCTGCTCCATAATCTTCCGCCGCTTGATGCAGTCGAGGCAGACATTCTTATCTTTCTGACTTTTCTTCTTCCAGTGAGCGATACCTTCCTGCTTAGGCTGTCCGCACTTCTTGCAAACGAAGTACCGAACACCGTCTACCGTCTTACTCATATCAACCTCACAGTCCCAATAGGAACATGACAGTCACGACCATACCGATCGTGGAGAACAGGACAAGCAGACTGTCAACAATGAGGTTGACCCGTCTGTCCCAAGCTCTCTGCTTAGCTTCCTTGCGGCCTACGACCTGTTCACGGCGAAGCACAGCCGCTTCACGACGCTGGAGCTCCTCGATCCGGTGGATCAGCTCCTGCTTCTTCTGCTCATTGATACGCTTGCGGGTCGCAGAGTTCACCATCTGCAAGACCACCTGGTCTGCGTCGACCTCGGGAGCCTCGGGCTTTCTTCTGGAAACAACGGGTTTGCTTACAGCTACGAACATCATCTTGCCTACCATTTCTTTGTCCTCCTATAATTCAGGTTTCGGATTTTACTTCTTTATCGGTGAACTCAATCAAGATATTCTTCGCCTCGACTTCGTCCTCCGGTTCAACAGCCACGACTTCCACACCGTAGTATTCGGACAGTCTTAGCATTGTTTCATACTTGCTGCGGTAGCCAATGTCATCGAAGAACTCAACCTTGCCGCAGGTAACGAAGGGGTACGCACTCTTGTGAACTGCGGATCTTACATCCTTCTGGAACTCCTCGATGCTCTTGACGATCAAGTGCTTCACCTGTTCGGGCCGCACATTTTTCATTGCGTTCATCCTCATTCCTCCTCGGCGGGTATCGTCACTTTGATTTCAACCTCGCCCTTCTTCATAAACAGGAAATACACCCACTGACGATCTACGGCTCCAAAGCCAACGCTGGTGATCTTAGCTCCGGGGTACTTCTTTGCCGCTTCCTGCACCTTTTGGGCATATCGTTCAATACTGATCTCTGTCATATCGTCCTCCTTAATGCTCCGGGCTGTAACCCTCAAATACGATCTCGCCGCTTTCGGGATTGACGAACCGATGGTAGTTGAACGGGGCCGAGATTGCCGGCCAGTGCTCCAGCTTGACGATCTTGCCGAACTCGCTCACATCGTAGACCTCGTATTCGGCGTCGGTACAATCCCGGAAGCCGAAGTCGTTGATGATTTCGGTTGCGGGTTTCATCTTGGCGAACATTTCTCCGTCGGGGAGCTTCTCCTGAACCAGGTACAGTTTCATTGTCGTTTCCTCCTATCAATATCTGCTGTGTGCGATGTAGGAGATCTCCCAAATCGCATCACGGATTGCGTTCTCGATATTCATCTCAGCACCGATCCGGGGGTTCGGCTTGCCTTCGACTACCAAGTAGCACTCATATTCGCCGTTGGGGGATTTCGCCCAAAGCCAGTCACCAACTCCGGAACCAGGTTCCTCATTCTGCATCTCCAGCTTGAAGGTATCCTTCTCGCCGATGTAGTTCAGGTAGCCCCAGCCGATCCTGACAACCGACTTTCCGAGGTACTTGATCGACCATTTCCAATTCCGGTCTTTTTCGCTTTCCTTTTCGACCAGCTCCCGGATCAGACTTTCGTACTTACGAAGATCAATCATTTCTGTTCCTCCTTAGTTCAGCGGGATCATCCCGGTTGCGATGTAGTTCTGGGCTACCTTTCTTGCAGCCTGTCGGCTGTTACGAACCGTTTCACAGATCAGGCAATCGTCCAGATAGTGCTGGACTACCCAACGGGCAATTCCGTGCCAGGACTGGTTCAGGACCTTTGCGGTCCGTCCGTTCTTTCGTCTCATTCCGGATCCTCCTTACAAGTCTACCTTGTAGCCATTCTGGAAGATCAAGGCCACCCAGTAGCCCTTCTCTTTCAGGTCTTCCTTGAGCTGCTCGGTCACTGCCGTCTGCAGGTCTTTGCCGTTGCTGAGGATGTAGCAAATGCCGTAGCGGATGCTATCGGCCTGAGCCTTCTGGAATTTCGCCTGGATCATCTGTTCGTCCATTTCGGTTACTCCTTTACCGTTGTACCTTTCGGCTGTTACCGATTGGTAATTTATTTGTACCTTAATCTTACAACACCTACCTCCTAAGTCAAGTATTATTTTCGGATTTTTCAAATTATTTTTCAAAATAATCATTTACAAGGACAAATTACATACGGGCCATTTGGCGGGGTTTACCGGGGTTTTCCATTCAGAGGTGATTGTATATGGCAAAGGTCTAAAGTGCCCGAGAGACTGATATGTAAAAAACGAACTTCATTTTTTGTCTATTTTGTGAATTGATTTTCCGTGCGTATGTGGTATCTTATCTTCTTTACTTTTTGGAGGCTCCGCCTTCCTGATTTCAAACCCCCGTAGGAGGCATTTGGCAGCCTTTTGGCGGGTTTTTGTCCCGGAGGTAATGAGTGTCCAAATTGTGCTAACCTCCGTTCCCCTTGGCTGCCCTTTGATCCTAAGTGGTATTTTCCCATAAACGCAAAAATACCCCCACCCCGGCAATCCGGAGTGGGGGTACTGCTATATACCGTCATTCAGTTATCAGGCAGTGAGGGGGCACCGCCCTGAATGACGGGCGTATCGGGCCGGAGGTTGAAGCCCGTTTACGCTTTGTTCAGGACGGCCTTGATGATGGCCTGAGCATAATCCTTCTTGGTCTTGAGACCATCGGTGAATACGCCCTTCTCAACCGCAAGATCGTGGAGTTCCTGGAGTCCTGCGTTCATCAGCTGTGTAACAAGATCTGCGATTGCTTCCGTACCTACTTCGACGGCAGTTTCTTTCAGTTCTGCATCAGTCGTATCATCCTTTGCCATCTCGACATAGGTATCGGCATATTTCCGCATCCAGTCAAAAATCCACTGTGCGATGTCTTGCAGTCGTTCTTTCGTAAAAATCTTCCGGAGCCAAGCCGGGACTTTGGCATACAGAGCATCGACGACCTGTGCCATCTTCTCACTGCCGGGGAGCCCGGTCTTTTCGGCAAGGGCGATCAGTTCACTGACAGCCCCGACGACATTGCCCTTCACCTTGAAGTACAGCATAAAGCCGTATGCGATGACGCAGAGAAGGACGATGATGATCTCAACAATTTCCATTGCAGTCATAATCAATTACCTCGTTTCTGGTTATTTATTTTTCCCGGTGCAGCCTTCACACGGGAACGGACAATATTCACAGTCTTCAGGCTGGCAGACTGTTTCGCTACGGTCTTCCGTTGCAAGGCAATAGATCCAGAAGCCGGCCACTGCCAAGCCGATGGCGTATGGCAGCAGGTTCAAAAGAGCCTCAAGCATTATCTATCACCCCGTCAGGTGCTTTCTCCGCAATACGGTCCTGCACGATCGAAGCGGTCAATTACATTCTGTACTCTTTCGGCAAGCTCAGCATTGCCTTGGTCAACCAACGCATCCCTGATGTCTTTCAGTTCGTCAATAGCTTCAAAGCCGTCATTCATATCGAACAGGAAGACGCCGTTGTCGTGCTTAGAGGATACTTGGAACGCCAGGAGCGTGGGGTCGCATATCACGACCCCGATGGGCTCCCCATCAAGCATATCCACAGAGATCTCCGCCATTAAGCAATACGCCCCGTCCTCGCCTACGGCGATGTCGATCACGGCGTATTCGCTGTATACGGTTTCTATATCTCCGATACCCTCAGTCTCCGTTTCCACCGGAGCGGTCGTCTGCGGCACCGTTTCCGGAACAGCTTGTCTGGGTGCAGAACATCCGGACAAGATCAGGATCAGGAACGGGAGCAGAAGCAGGAACACGACGATCCAAGCAAGGATTTTTCTGCCCATACAGATCACCCCTTACTGTTTCGTCAGGATCTCCGGGTTCGCCCAGCCCTGACGGGCACTGCCCTTTACGGCAGATACGCCGATGTAGTTCGGGTAAACTTTGGAGTTCTCGATGTCGCAGACATACATCCGGACACCCTTCTTGGTGAGCTTCTTGCCCCCACCGCTGCCGTAGGCGGTGATCGTACCATTAACAACGACCGCATCGCCCACAGCGAATGTCGCAGGCTTTGCGGTCGTCACATTTTCGGTAACACCCTCGGTGGGGATCTTCAAGATCTGATTGACATAGATCTTGTTGGCATCCTTGATGCCGTTGGCGGCAACGATCTTAGCGATGGTCGTCTTGTACTTCGCTGCGATCTTGGTCAGCGTATCGCCGATCTGCACAGGGTACTCAATGTAGCCCTGCGTGGTGCCCGTGGAGGGCTTCGGTGCAGGCTGAGTTGCGGAACTGGTCTTGGACAGGATGTCGGGCTTTGCCCAACCCTGTCTGCGACCGCCCTTCACAGCGGACACGCCGATGTAGTGTGTAAATCTCTTGGAGTCAACGAACTCGCAGATGTACATCACCGAATTTTCCTTGGTCAGGGAATTTCCAGTGCCGTTGCCGTAGGCGTAGATCTTGCCGGTGACATAGACCTTGTCGCCCACAGCGAAATCGGTGGTTGCAGGCGGAGTCGTGGGAGTAGCAGGTGCAGATCCTCCGCCGTAGTTGGCAAAGTATTTCTTGGCACTCTTGCCACGCTCCTCAGCCCGGACAGCCTTATTTGCAGGAGCTTCGTAGTGGTAGCAGACATCGTAGGCCGCTTTATACGCACCCTCTGCGGTGTTCGGCACAGATCTCAGGGTATTCCATACAGCGGAGTATCCCTTGATCTCCTGCCCGAAGAACTGGAACTGCATCTCTGCATCGCCGATGGACTTGCCCTTGCTCTTGGCGTAATCCAACAGCTTCTGCTTGCGGCTCCAGTATGTCCACTGTGCCAAACCGTAGCCGGCGGCATCCCTGACGAAGTTGTCATAGGTGCCATTGTCTACCGCTGCGGTATAGGTGGCATCTGTGAAGCCCAGAGACTTCTCATAGGTCTGCTGCAGGTTGGTGGACTCGAACGCAGACTCGGCGTTGATGTTAGCCAGCACACCGCAGGCGGCGGCACAATTCAAGCCAAGCTCCTCGGTCAGGTACTTGTACATCGCCTTCTCGGTCTCTGCGGCAGTCATTACCGTCAAAGCCGGTGCGGGAGCCGTAGGTTTCGGTGCCTCGGCAGCCTTTTCGTAGGTGATGTAGGGCAACTTGCCGTGCTTCGTCCAGTCCCGGCGGTTGTAGCCGCTGACGGACCGGTTGCAGGCGGTGAGCTGAACACCATCAGCCCACTTCGGGGTACATTCGACAGCAAGGCCGTCGCCGACATAGACGCCGATATGCCCGGACATCCACACCGCTTCGCCGATTTCGATGTCGGTAAAGTCGGTGGTCACATCGGAGCATTTCTTAATCATTGCGTCGGCACCAATGTCCGGAACGCCGTTGATGGCGTAACCGGCACCGCCGTAGGTCTCTCCCTTGTCGCCGTCCCATCCCCACAGGACACCCTTAATCAGGCAGACACAGTCGAAGCCGAAAGTGTCGTCGCTGGCGGCATTGATCTTGGCGGTTCTTGCTGCCTTCTTGTTGTATGCGTAGTTGTTGGAGTACCGCTTCTTATTTGCTGCGTTCAGCGGTGCACCGAAGCACCCCAACACATACAGAGTTTTGTAGTTCTTCGCAATATCAATCAGCCTTTTGGCGAGTTGAATATTGGTCATAACTGATTACCTCCTTACTGAGCATAGTCTTCAGGGGAGCCGTCGCTCATCTCGGCTCTCTCCTTTTCCTCGTAATACTTGCGATCTTCCAGTTCTACCTTCCGATCACGGTTCTTTTCCTTGGTGTTCTTAATCCAAGCAAGAGCACCACACTCTCCCCCCAACACGCCAAACACGCTCAGGCAGAGCGTATCAGGAATGGTGCCGTAGGTCTTGAACAGATCCACCATCACGACGGTGAATACGATGAGGGACACAGCGACAAACAGCAATGCCAGGTTCATCACACCGATCCGCTCGAAGATGTTCTTCTTTTTCGGTTCGGTGCGTCTTCTATAATGCGGTTTCATACAAGGTCCTCCTTATCTTTTCGGGGTCAGTTCATCGACCGCTTCAACGATGAGTTTCGCATCACCGTTCCCGTTTAGTCCGTCGTGGTAACAGTCGTGCATCTGGTGAAACCGATGCCGCTCGTCGTAGGTGATCTCGCCCTTGTCGATATATCCTTGTCCGAGGTAGATGATCCGGTCCAGGAGCATCAGTTTGACGCCTTCGGCAACTGCGTTCAGCTTGTCTTCCAGCTTCTGCAGTCGCTCCTCAGTCTCCTTCTGCTTCTGCTCCTCGGCAGCGTCAGCCTTGGCTTCCGCCCGATCTTCCTTCTCTGCCTTTCGTCTCCGTCTAAAAGCAATGCTTTCCTTGACAGCTTCGATGATGGCAACGAATACGCCACCGGACAACATTCCCGCAAGGGCGATTTTTATAACTTCGTCCATTTAGACTCTCCTTTCCGCAGAAGCGTCAGTGCGAAAAGGATGGAGCTCGGCCTCCAAGAGGTCGAGCTCCAAATCGACAGTTTTACGCTGATCTGCAAAATTCTTCTTGATCTCCTCATCAACAGCAAGCTGCTGTTCGATGAATAGTGCCTGCTCTTTGATGATTTGAGCCTGCGTAGCTGCGACCGTACAGAGGCGGTCTATGAGTTCGATGTCGTTCACACCCCTTGTACTCCTTCCGTTGGATTATTCCTGACCGAGTTCTTCCAGACCGCTTTCCTGCAGGATCTCAAGAACCTGCTCCTTCAGCAGACGGGGAACTTCTGCAAAGGTCTTCTTGCCAAGGATAATCTTCTGAGCCCAAAGCATAGCCATCATTACCGTACCCTCCTTTCCAAATAAGATCCGGAAAATTATACGCCTAACCATAGACGATCTCCGACATCTCAAGCAAGCAGCCTTCGAGGAAGTCATTCCGCTCCATCTGCTCACCGTTGATCTGTTTCTGCTCCTCAAGAGCTGTTTCCAAAACGACGATCCTGCGACGCATCTCCTCGACGCTCATCACCTGTTCGCCGGCCTGCTCACCGGTATCCTCCGGTTCGGACGGCTCCTCAGGAACGACGGGTTCAGGTTCAACAGGCTCCTGTCCGGCATCAAGCTGTGCCCGGAGCTCGTCGTATTCTTCCTTCGTAATTTCTACTGCGGTTGCGGTGGGATACTCGCCTGCCCCAGCCTCAGCCGGGATCAGCCAGTCTACCTTCCACACCTTCTCCTGGTCCGAAGACTGGATGAAGTTGGCTTCCGAAGCATCACAGCCGATCAGGATGTTGTTCTTCTTCTGCCATTTCAGGAACACGCAGTTGGCGTCGATGACGACACCGTTTTCGATGATCTTGTAGTAATTCACGCTGCTATACCTCCTGTTCTGTATCGTTTGAATAACCGATTATACAGAACAAGCATAGCCTTCCTTGCTCTGTATGAATTGGCAAACTTTTTGGCATTGCCTCTCCACGAGTTGAACGAATTGAAGGCATCGTCCAACAACATCTTCCCTTTTCGGACGAGCTCAACGAATTTCTTGAGCTTTCGCCGCATCCGGACAATTCCGGATTTCACCATCTTGCGGATAACCTTGCCAGTCTCCGTGACGATGTAGCGGATCTTCAGGAATACGAAGCCACGGGTAAACTTAACGATCCGAGTCTTCTTCTCGTTCAGTTTCAACCCAGTTTCTTCGCTCTGCGATTTGATGACATCGTAGACGAGCCGCAGGGTTTCTTTGCTGCCACTGCTTGTCTGGCTGTCATCCATATACCGCATATAGCGTTTCATACCGAGCTTATCTTTGACAGCGTGGTCAATGTCGTTCGGTACTACCAGTGCCATATCCTGCGAGATCTGACTGCCAAGAGTTGCACCACAGGAACGGTCTTCTGCAAGCTCTCGCAGCAGCCGCTCCCTTTCTGCAGGGTCATCGACAAACGAGATGTCCTGAGCCAGATACATCTTGATGCAATCCAGCGTCAAGTTCCGGAGGCGTTCGTCCATTCCTGCCTTGCGGAGCTTTTCTCTGCAAACTGCGTGGAGGATGCTATCAAAGAACCCGGAATAGTCGGTCAGCAGAACATACGAGTTCGGTCCGCTTTCCTTGATCTGGTCACGGATCATCTTCAGCACCCGGTTTCGGGCGTGGCTGATACCCTTATGCTTGGTGCTTGCAGGGTTATCATAGATCAGCGACGGCTGGGTCAGCGGCGTGATCGAGGCATCGCAGAGAACGCCCTGAATGACACGACTGTCAATCAGGATTGCGTGGATCTCACGGCGTTTACCTCTTTCGTAGATCGTCATTCTCCTGATCGTGTTCTTGATATTCATATCTCCACGGAGCAGGTCATCTTTTGCCCGTTTCATTTTCACGATGGCGTGGGCAAGGTACGCCTGGACGCTGCCTTTCCACTCCACATTCTTTCTGCGTTTCTGCAATGACCTGTGGAGATTTTGGAGCGTAAAGACATTTTCGTAGGTGCCGTGCTTTTCTATGACACCTTTTCTCTTTTCGGCCTTTCGAGCCTTATCCCGGGCAATCCGGGCTTGGATGCGTTCTTGATTACTCATAAGATAAAGTTCGCCTACGCACATCCCGATCTGTTATCGTTCCCCCAACGGTAATCGACCGTCCTTCGGAGTTTCCGTCGTTTTCTATCGGGCAAATGGTATCGGGAATGAAACAGCAGAAGGCGGACATTCTGCTGCCATGCAAGAAGCGTCCTCCCGACCAAATTGTGACACCGGGCGTGGTGTGCTGTCCTTAAAGCAGGACTGCCATTTATTTACCGGGGAGCCTCCCGGAGGGTTGTATTCTCCTTCTCATAATTCGATTATTTTCACCCTCATACCTGGTTACTTTAATTACGAGAGTCGGGGGCACAGGCCATTCGAGTTCGTGGCGTTGTTGCCGTTGTTGTTCACATTGCCGTTGTTGTTCACATTGCCAAAGTTCGTCGAGTTAGTGACCGAGGCACCACGCAACCAGAAGTTGTTCGCAGAAAGCCAATGATAGAATACCACCCGTGTTCTCCTTTCATCGCAGGTTCTTGTACCGTTCCCGGTCGGCCTTTTTCAAGCCTTCCAGCAACCGCAGTTCTTCATCAAGAAGACCTGCCCATTCATCCATTATGGACTCGCTGTAATCCATAATGTTCCACAGGGCAAGGAGAGGGGTCTGCATTGCGTTGAGTGAGTCAATCGCCGCCTGCAGACGCTTCTCCCGCCTGTCCGCCTCTATCCTTGTAGTCGGCACGATATTGTTCGCATCGAATACATTGAACAGGGCGTTGTTGATGAACTTCGAGATAGGTTCGCCAATGCCGTCCCGTGTATACTCCGGAGCGTGACCGAGCTTCTGGTATGTGAACTTATGAAGCAGGCACATCTTTTTCAAGAAGGCCAGCTTTTCGATCTTTCTCCTGGGCATACTGAAAAACATTGGCGGTTTTCCTTTCGTTTTCGCTACGCCGTATATCAAGGCAAATTCACGGTTGAACATCTCCGCCCAAGCAGAGCTACCGGACTCGGTTACATCGCACAAATTCCAGTACGCAACCAGCGGCTCCTGAACCTCCCGCAACTGCTGCACACTCCGTTCAAAGAGTGCCGCTCGTTGCCGAGATCCCAAGCTCGTCTTTGCGTTCTGTTCATTGGCGAGGATCACCGATACATAAGCTCCGTTGAGTGGTTGGCTGATCTTCGGTACGATGTACCGCTTATACCGTGACGGAAGCGACCGGAGCCGCTCGTGAGTGTGCCGATGAACCATTGCCATCTGGCGGACGAACTCCATAAACGCTACTTTTCGGTCGCTGCGATGTACTGACATTTGCGAAAACCCTTTCGTAGGTTATTTCTGCCCCGACTAATGCGGGGCAGATTTTGACGGATTGCGGCTGACGCCTTTTAGATAGAGAAGCGGGGGCACAGGCCAAACGAGACCGTGGCGCCGATGCCG